TCCCCGTCCACCGGCAGGAGAAGGATATTCGCGTGATCGGCCGCCTCGCGCAGGCCCTTGAAGGAGGCATGGCGGAGCTTGCCGTCGCCTGTCCAGCCTCGATACTCGATTTCTGCGACCAGTTCCGCACGAGGTTGTCACCCATGTCTTAGGTACGTTCGTTTACCTATGTGTCCGGGCCGGACATATGCGGGATGGCGGAGAGGAAGGGATTCGAACCCTCGATACCATCTCTGGTATACTCCCTTAGCAGGGGAGCGGAACTGGTGCTAAGCACTTGAAGCATATGCCTCGACCTCGCCATTCCCCCGATTTTCCCCCACTTCCCGGAAATCCCAGCCCTTGCGCAGCGCGTCGGTCCCTAGCGTCGGCGTGCCGATTTTCGTGTAGCGCTGCCATTCCCCCGACTTCCACCCGCCTTCGTCCTGCAGTCGGCGAACGTCCTTCGTTTGGGCATGAAACCAGGTTGCCCACGAGTGCCGGCAGACGTGCGGGGTGTAGCGGGAAGGGTCGAGCTCAGCAGGTTTCAGGGCGCGGTCGAAGGCCTTCTTGATCTGCCCGCCGCTCGCCTTGCCATAGCGGAAGCCGAGACCATCGCTGCGGCGGAACACCGGGCCTGGCTGGCCGATCGTCGGAAGGGTCGACAGCGCGGCCACGACGCGCGGGATCAGCGAGACGCGCCGTTCCTCGCCGTTCTTCGTGTCCCGCAGGATGGCGAAGCGATGCTCGAGCGAGACGTCCATCCCGTCCAGCGTGATCGCCTCGCTCATCCGGCAGCCCTGGCCGAACAGGAACGTCACCATCGGGGCGAGGAAACCGTTGGGATCGCGGCCGAGTTCGGTGATCAGCGCGTTGGCCTGCTCGGGCAGGAAGAACACGGTGCGCTTATTGCCGCCGGCGGGCGCGCGCATCTTCGGGACGGTGCAGAGATCGTCCTCGGCGGCGAGGTTCAGGATCGCCTTGACCGGGGTGTAGAGCTGCCGCCGGATCGTGGCCGGGGCCGCCTTCGGATAGATGGAGTTCGCGGCGCGGCGCATCTCGGCGTTGGTAATGTCTGCGACCAGGATCTCGCCGAAGTAGCGCAGCAGCGGGCCTATGAACCGGGCGTTCGGGTGCAGTGTGACGTAGGTCGCCGCAGCCTGGCGGAATGTCAGACCTTGTTCACCAACCGGATCGGCGGATAGCTCGGCGATGACGCCGGGGAGGGCGCGGCGCGCGGCGGCCGCGGTTGTCCATTTCCGGCTGACTTCGACGCGCTTGCCGTCGATGGTCCCGCGGAGGACCCAGTACGGGCTTTTCGGACGGCGCTTCGGTTCGAGCATGCTGGTTCCACGATCTTCTCAAGGTCCTCCGGCAGGAAGAAGACTTCCCGGCCGACCTTACGATAAGCGCCGATCTGCCGGGCCTTCTCGCGGAGAGAGCGCTCGGTGATTTTCACACCGCGAGCGCACAGCTTTTCCACAGCCTCGGCCGGCGAGATGGCGCGGTCAAGAACCGTCTCCATCACACCCGCTCCCCTGCCTCGTACCGGCGGAGCTGCGCGAGGGCGGCGTTATACCGCGCTACGGTGCGCTGGTGCTCCATCTCGCGCTGACGAATGAAGCCGAGGGCGTCGAGGCGGATGGCTATCCACAAGCTGAGGCGGGTCATTGATTGGCCTCGTCAGTGTCATCGTCCTCGTCAGGGACTTCTGCGTTAATGCAGGGAAACGCGAGCGTCATAGGGTCACTCGATGTCGCGAGACAGAGAGCGCAACGGGACGGAATTAGGCGCGTGTCCATCTGGTGCGTGGGATGTGCTAGGGGCGCCATCTCCTACCCCTCCCTCTTTGGCCCGGCCGGATTGGCGGCGAGGGCGCGGATGGCTTCGGAAATCTCGTCAATGAGACGCATGTTGACGGAGGTGTCATTCACGAGGAACGAGCGGAGAAGGCGCACGCATTCCTCCACCACCGCCACCCGATCCGCTTGAAGGCTGGCGAGGGCGCGTCCAGCTTCGTTGCAGAGGTAGCGGAGCGCCTGAACACGCTTGCGAAGCTTCTCCCGCGTCTCGACGCACCCTTCGCCATCGGTGCAGACATGATCGTGAAGCTCGCCGGCACCATCGCGCTCGCATGAAATGCAGTCGCAGCGCCGACACACGTTCTGTCGCGTCAGCCGCTCGATCAGGTCCGCCACGTCAGGCGCGGGCTCGGCTGGCCGGGTGGCGCGGTCGGCGAGGATGGCGCGGTGAATGATGCTTATAGTTCTGTCTGAAACATGGACGAATGGGTGCAGATCGTTGGCCGCCTCCATCGCCAGCTTCCGCACATCGTCCGGCACCTGCTCCCGGTTGTTGGCGCTCATCGGGTTGTGCTCCGGGCGAGGGTGGCGCGGGCAAACGCTCTATATCCGTGAATGCCGACTTCCCCCTCTGCGATAACTCGCAAAGCCGCCTCGGCTGCGTCGGCTCGGGCTCCATTCTCCTGTGCCTGATCAACGGCAATGCTGTATGCGCTGTGCCAGCGCTCAACCTCCACCCCCAGCGCGGTAGTGTCTGCGGGAGGGGCGGCGAACAGCGGCTCGACTGTGATATTTCGCATGCTTAGGGAGAACTTCGGCTCGTAATCCTGAACGAACCAGACCCCATCGTCATCGTATTTCCAGCGCCACGCCACCGTCTCCCCCGCGCTCATTGCGTCGATAGCGGCGAGGGCAGCATAGGCGTGCGCTTGTTCCGCACTCATATCCATCTCGTCGGCGACCGTGTTGGTTTCCTCTACCACCGAATGCAGCCAGTCCGGCCAGTCTTCGCACTCCCAAGCTTTCGCCTCCCGTACCGTCTTCATCGTGTCCGTCGCCTGGGTCATGACCTTGCCCCAAAGAGTGCGCGTGGGGGCAGCGGCGGCTTGGACGCTCGCTTGCCTCGCTGAAGGGTGTTGCGGCTGGGGATCGGCTGCTTCCGACCCTCGATGCCGTGGTCTTTGTCCTGCTGGCGGAGCGTCTTCGCGGCCTTCGGAACGTCCACCTTCGCCGTCTTCCAGCGATGACATGCGATGCAGACCGCAGCGCAGTTCCCCAGGCTGTTGTCCTTGCTGTTCGCATCGAGGTCGATGTGATCGTACTGGACGCCCTTGCTGAGATCCGCGTTGCAGCGGTGGCCAGGGGCGTGGCCGTACCATTCTCCGATGCTCTCGCATCGGAGGCCGGACCGGCGCAGAGCGTCGCGCTTCGTCTGCTTCGTGAACTCGCGGCGAGGCATCACGCGACATCCCGCGCCGGCATGATCGACTCCATCGGCACGTCGAGAACGCCCGCGAAATAATCGGCCGCACTCTCGACGCTCGTGTCACCCGAGTTCACGGCCTTCGCTGACCGCATGATCGCGCGGGCCATCTCCTTCGCCTCGTCGGACATCTTACCGATGTCTGCGGCCCAGACCTTCGATCCCTTCAGGATGTCGGCCTCGCGCTTCTCTGGGATGCCTTCCCCGATCGCCTTGCCAAACATGTCCTGCGCGTACCGTGCCAGAGTTTTGCGGTCGGCTTCCGAGACGGTCGGCTCCTCGCGCTCGTCGGCGGGGTCAACGTCGCCGGTCTCGCTCTCGTCAGCCGGCGGCGCGACGGGAGTCTCGCTCTCTCGGCTCGTCTGCGCGACTTCAACCTCGCTCACATCCTCCTGCTGGCCCGGCTGTTCGCCTTCATCCGCGCCATTCTCGCCCGCAGGAGCCTCAGTAGCGCCGCGAAGCTCTCCGTCGATGACCGAGTGCCTGAAGCCCTCCGTCGCATCCGTGATGCTGTGCTGCGCCGATGCGGCGAGGCGCGCCGACAACGGTAGCCGCTCGACGTCGGCTTCCCGGCGGTTCAGGTCGTACATCTCGTCGTCGCGGCGGATGATGTCGTCGAGGTCGCTGGACATCGGAAGCCGCTTGGCGAGCCGGCGGATGACCGTCTTCCGGGCCATCTCGTCCCACCACTCCTTCCAAGGCCCGCCGTTCCTCGCTTTCGAGACCGACCGAACCTTTTCGACATCCTTCGTCGACATGATCTCGCGATAGATGCCGCCGTCCTTGGTGTGCGCCACGGCATAGACGGCGATGGGCTCGCCGCGATCGCCGAAAAGGTTGGGGCGATGCTCGATCCGCTCCTCGTCGCCGAGCTCGTAGGTGAACTGGTCGCCGGAGTAGACGACGTGCGCGGCGATGCTCTTCAACTCGCCGGAGTTGCGCACCTTCTTCAGGATGCCGCCAACCATGGGCATCCACTGGACCTTGCCGGAGAAGATGACGAAGGCGCCGTCTCGCTTGTCGGGCAGGAGGCCGTCCTGCGCTGCCTTGACGGCGGCTTCGAACAAGCTGTGCTTGTCGGCGCGGAGAAGGTCCGGGTCGCTGTTCACCGCGGTCATCACGACGCGCATGAAGCGCTCGACGGGGATCTGAGGCGGGAGCGCGGCGACGAACTGCGGCTCCATCGCGTGCACGTCGTCACGGAAGGCCTGCGGCAGGCGATCAATGGGGGCGATCTGGTTCATGCTGCCTGCTCCATTTCGAGGAAGTCGTCGATCTTGGTCTTGTGCCAATTTTTGAGCTGCAGGTGTTGCTCGCCGCCCTTGAACGGCCGCGCGCCGGGCCATTCGCCAGCGTCGAGGCACTTGCGGATCGTGGTCAGAGCCCAGCGGATTTCCCGCTCGCCGCGGTCGAGCTCGTGCTCCGACAGTTCAACGTGCGCGGTATCGGGGATCTCGTCCTTCAGGACGTAGAGCAGGGCGAAGGTCGTGAACGGCAGCTTGAGCTCTCGGCACACCATGCGGATCATCGCGCCCTGCAGGTAGTAGCAGGCGTCGAAAGCCTGGCGCTCGAGGAAGTCCTCGCTCAGGTCGGCCGTGGTCTTGAGGTCCGCATAGACACCGTCGGCCGCCGGGATGACGTCGGGCCGGACCTTCAGCCAGATGCCGGTCTCAGAATCCTTGCAGGCCATCGTGCGCTCGACGGCGCCATTGAGCAGGCCTTGTTGCACCAGCGGATAGCGCGCGGCGTCGTCCCGCATCTTGCGGATCATGGTCATCTGGTCGGCGGTGACGATCGTCTTACCCGCATGATCTGCGAGCCAGCCCTTGCACCAACCGGCGTTGCCGTTCCACGGCTTCATCTCGCCCGTCTTCGCGTCCGGATACTCGTCCGGGCGGATGACGAAGCTGTCGTCGAAGACCTCGTCGCCGAGCAGCAGGCAGTGCGCCGCCTTGCCGAAATTCAGCGCATCGGTCGACTTCTGTGCGATGTGCTCGGGGTTGTGCCGCCACCGGCCCCAGAAGGCTTTCGGGCTGCCGCCATGCGACGGCAGAAGGTGCTTCAGCGAGCTCTTGGAGATCGACGGGCCGTCGAACAGGTCCGCCTTCTCGTGGTATTCGGACAATCCGATGCCCCGATAGATGCCGGGCTTGCTGATTGGCTTGCCGGTCCAGACCTGTTCCGCCGTCATACCCTCGCCTCCGAGAACGCGCCCCGGTGCGCCCGGTCCACGTCCATCGCGATGCGCTTGCACCGGCCGTAGACCTTGGAATAGACGGCGGTGCAGCGGTCGGTATCGACGCCGAACTCGGCGAGGGTTTCGCGAACGATCCGAACGCGCCGGACATCATCGTCAACGCCATCGGCAGGCCCGACAGCTTCGATGATCGCGTCTTCCTGGTGGGCATTGAGCGGCGGCAGCTTGAGGGCGCGGGCCGTCTCGCGGATCACGTCGAAATCGTCCAGTCGGGCACGAGCCGCAGTGAACGGCTGAAGCGGGGCGTCGTAGCCTTCGACTTCAACAGGATCGGCTAGGGCGTACAGCGTGGCGTCGGAGAGTCGGTTGGTCATCTCTGCCTCTTTGCGCTTCGTCGTTGGGGATGGGATCAGGCGGGGAGGTCGGTCGGCACGGTCCATTCGGAGAGGCACCAAGCGACGGTGGCTTCCTTGACTTCGTGCTTCGGGGCGAAGGAACAGAGGAGGGCGCGGATCGCAGTCATCGCTGACCGGCGGTCGATGTCCGGCTTGAACTGCAGACTGAAATCAGCAAGCGAGCCGCCCTTGAAGAACAGCGTGGAGACGACCTTGTTGAAGGGCGTGTGACCGCGCATGAACTCGTCGGGGATGCGATCCATCGGCGGGTAGTCACGGCCATCTGCGCCGAAGGCTGCGGACAGCCCGTCAAAGGCGGGGAACTGCCAGTCGCCCACCTTGAGCGCGACTATCGGGGCCTCTTCCGGCTTCGATGCTTCGTGATGCTGCTTGCGGGCTTTCGCGGATTTCGCCTTCGTCATTGTCTCAATCTCCGGTGTTGGGGATGAGGGGCCGATGCCCCTCGGTGGGGGCTCAGACGGCGGCGCGTTCCCACTCAAGGAGGGTGTCATCCGAGAAGAAGGCGTTGACGTAGAAGCCAGAGACAGCTTCGACTTCTGCGCGAGCTTCGGGCTTCCCGCAGACCGCCCAACGCGCTTTCCAGTAAAGGTCAACGACATTGCTGCTGGTCTCGGTGACCGTGCCGTTGATGCGGAGTTCATACTTCGCGGGCGCGCTGACATCGCCGCCGACATAGTTGCTGGTGCTCGTCATCTCTGGCTCCCATTCCGCCGGGGCGGGGTGTGTGGTTGGGGTGGGGAAATTCGGGCGGCCGCTCAGGCCGCCATCGCCGTCTGCAGCTGCTCGGCAGCCTCAGCGCGGACGGCATCGGTAAAGGCGCAGTCGCAGGCGCTGACGAAGACCGCGATCTCCGGCCATGCCGCCTGCTCGGACTTGTGGGTGACGTGCCACTTCTGGGCATCGACCTCGACGACGGTCCCGGCGTGGTCCTCGAACTCGTAGTTCACGACGATCGGGTTGGTCCGGACGTCCGCGATGGTCAGAGTGACCGTGGGCTCGGCAATGAGCGCGCCGCAGATGATCAGGTCGGCAGTCGTCTCAACCTCGATCGGGCTGCGGTTGATGTACCAAGGCGCTTCGTCAGGGCGGAAAGGGTGCTTCATCGGGGCGGCTCCAGAGGGGGTGGGTGGTCAGGCGGCGGCGATTGCGGGCGTTTCTGCCCACACCACGGTCTCGGTCGACGTGAATGCGGTGAAGCGGTAGCGGCCCGAGCCGACATGTTCCCAGCCATCGGGAAGCTTCCGGTGCTTCGGCTCACTCACCTCAGCGGCGTCGGCCTTGCCGGACATGACCGGGATGAAGGCTGCGGTGACGGTGGCTGCGATGCCGCCAAGAAAACCGCGTCTGCTGATTGCTGCTTCGGGCGTGTCCAGCATGTCGGGGCTCCATCGGGGCGGTGGCGTTTCGATGGGCCTAATATGCGTGCGTTACGCACATCACGTCAAGTGCGTTACGCACATTTTTGTTGACGGCGAACAGGAGCACGGCCTAGAACGCGAAAAGCCCCGGCGGTGAACCGGGGCCTTCGCGTCTCGCATGCTGAAGTCTGTGAACAGGATTTCGGTTAAATGATCTTGCCTCGCAAGGCAAGTCTATGCGCGACCTCGAAGGGTGAAGGCGGCGACGGGCTCTGCAACGGGTCTGCCGGTACAGCCGCCACGCGCGGGGGTTAGATCATCCTACGGTGCGACCGGAAACTGAGGACGGATTGCCGAGAGGCGTCCTGGCGTAGTGTCCCATCCGGCTCCGGCCTTCAGGACCAGCCATGGCCTCCCTACCTTCGCTGGCTTCGGCCTGTGGGGGTAGGGGGGTCTTTGGCTCCGGAACCCTCCTCTCGCAACCTTCAGGGACCAAGAACGCCAAGACTCCTGAAGGTTGAATAGTACGCGACAGGCACGCGAAAGCCCGAATTGGTCTACAAAAGATTAAGCCATGAACATAGGAGAATCATCCCATGGCCGAGACCTCGATTGAATGGACGGATGCCACCTGGAATCCGGTGGCGGGATGCACCGTGCTGACAGCCGGATGCACGAACTGCTACGCGATGCGAATGGCCGCGCGGCTCGAGGCCATGGGGCAGGAGAAGTACCGCGGCCTCACTCGGACCAGCGGCGGGCGGAAGGTCTGGACCGGGAAAATCACGCTGGATCATGGCGCGCTGGCGGCACCCGCCAAGTGGCGATCGCCGCGCCGGGTCTTCGTCAACTCGATGTCGGATCTGTTCCATGACGGCGTGCCTGTCGAGTTCATCGGCGAGGTCTGGACGGTCATGCGGAACACGCCGCACCACACCTACCAGATCCTGACGAAGCGACCTGATCGGATGGCCGACGTGCTGCAAAACAGCGGACTCGCTGTGTTGCCAAATGTCTGGCTGGGGACGAGCGTCGAGGATGGCCGGGTGATCAATCGCATCGACGATCTGCGCCGTGTGCCGGCAGCGGTCCGGTTCATCTCTTTCGAGCCGCTCATCGGTTCTGTCGCAGGGGCGAACCTTTCAGATATTCATTGGGCGATCGTCGGCGGGGAATCAGGTCCGAAGTCGCGTCACATGGATCCTGCATGGGTCGACGAGATTGAGCGCATGTGTCGTGGAGCGCGCACAGCGTTCTTCTTCAAGCAGTGGGGCGGACGGAACAAGAAGGCGTCCGGTCGGATGCTCAACGGCCGGACATACGACGAGATGCCCGCTGCTCATGCCGGCGCCTGACATCTTTGGCAAATTGACCTGCCAGCCGCTTCGCTCTCTCGCTCTTGTTGCCGATCGCCAGGAAGAGCGAGAATATCGGGCTATCGTCGCGACCGCCGATCGGAACCGGATCGGCGACGAAGCTGAACTCGCTTTCCAACCTTCGCCTAAACCAATCCTCTATCTCTGCTTTCGTCGCTATCCGTTTGTGAGAAGGGATCACAGGGGCGTCGAATAAGCTTGATTGGTTCGCTGGCGGGGGCGCATACAACTCCCGCCACGCGTGCCCGAGGACGCGATCAAGCCTTCCGGATTTCGGACCGACGCCATCAATGTCGTGCGCCAGCTGCCGGGTGACATCACGAATGGGGAAGAGATACCAGACGTCTATCTTCCTCGTCTGAGCCAAGCTGACCAACGTCGCCCAGTCGACTTGCAGCGCGTATGGGTCTAGGAATACGACGCCTCGATTGAGCGGGTTAACTCTTGACCACGTCTTCAAGAAATCGAAGTCTGCGAGAGCCTCATTGGCTTCTCCGCACTTGATCGTCACATCGCGATCAGGAAACTCGCTGCGGATGTTCTCCAAAGTGGCGACGCGCTCGGCGTCCTCTTCTACGAAAACGAAATGTTGAAACGGAGGGTCTATCTTTAGGGCGCGACGCGCCGAGCCGTCCAATGTTTGCCGAACCGTTGGATCGTCGGTCTCGTCAAATAATCCGACATCTCGCTCGACATCTCGCGATCCTGTGCCGGCGAAAGCATCGATGTACCAAAGCGTGAATGGCTTCGTGCTCAACGCACTGGTGTAGCGCTTCAGGTAGTCTTCGACGACGTCAAGCTTCCGTTCAGTGTGTTCGCCGCCGAAGACATGACTCACGGCATCACCCTCCGCTCAAGGCAAGCGCAGCTGCGTCGATCACCCCAGCACCCCATCCATCTGATTGAGAACCTCAATCTCCGGTCCCGAGAGGCTGTGCGGCTGGATCAGGATCACGAGCTCAGCCCACACGACGGGGACGTCTCGCATGTCGGGCCCCGTGACCGTAACCAGATCCCACGTGCCGGGCCGCCGTCCTTTCCGCACGTAGCGGATGAGGTTTTCGCCGGCCTTCGTCTCGACCACGCACAACTCGTTCAGGAGATGGTCGCCAGGAGGCCTCTGCTTGTTCTCGATGAACACGATCCATCCGTCCCGGATTGCCCCCATCGTGTGCCCGCGGACGACGTATCCGGCACTTGATGCTGCATCCGGAAGGCGGGCGTAGAGGATAGGCGGGTTCTCAGACATCGGTGATGACCCGGCGAACGCGGCCGACGACATAGAACTCGCCTTCATTGGCGGGAATCGACATGTGGTCGAGGTTCGTCGAGAACGGCTGCAGCATGGGGCGGGGAGAGCTGCGGTAGCGCTTGAATGTCGCTTCTCCGCCTTCCAGCGAGAAGACGTAGAAGCGATCGTTGAGCAGCGTGTCGTCGGCGTGGTTGAGGACGATAATCGAACCCTCGGGCGCAATCCGATCCATCGAGTCACCGCGGACGGTCAAAGCCATCCAGTCGCCCCGAGGCAGATTGGCTACCGGCACATACCGTTCGATTTCGGCTGAGGTCACACCCTCTGACTTCTTCAGTTGGCCTGCGCTCACCCAAGAGACGTGAGGCACGTTGGTGATCTCGTCGTTTCCCTCGCCGGTCAGCAGCCAGCCTTCGGACACACCGTAGGCATTCGCATATCGCTTTGCCGATCTGGAAAGGCCGCGAAGGCCGCTCTCGTGCTGAGCATAGCTGTCGTACTTCCACCCGAAGTAGTCGGCGGCGGCTCGGGCGCTCTTAAAGCCTCGTGCCAGCCTCGCTTCTTCCAGCCTTCTCGCGGGCTCTGGGCGGTCGTCAAAATCCATCCGTGCAAATTGCACCGGATCGAATGTGCGTTTCGACTTGACGAGGATAAGTGCGTTATGCACATATGCGATCGTCATGGATCAGAAACCAATCGATATCGCGGCGCTCCGCAAGCGCCTGAACCTCTCCCAAGAAGAGCTGGCAGCAGAGATCGGCGTCGACCGATCGAATGTCTCCAGATGGGAGAAAGGCATCACCCGCCCTCGCGGCTCCGCGCAGAAGCTTCTTGAGGCGGTCGCACAACGTCCGACCCCGAACGCTGAGGGAGTGGCCGCATGATCGAAATCGCGCCCGCTACTCCCACCAAACTCCCGGCGAATGTCTCGAATGCTCGCCTTCCGGTCTCTTACGAGAACGCCAAGACGGCGCTGACCAACTGCGCCTCCGTCGACGAGTGCAAGGACTGGGCAGACAAGGCCGCCGCTCTCGCATCCTACGCCAAGCAGGCTGAAGATCTCGAGCTCGAGCGGATGGCGGCGCGCATCAGGGCCCGCGCGATGCGCCGCGCCGGAGAACTCCTTCAGCAATTCGATGGTCGCGGCGGCGACACGACCAAAAAGGAGGGCGCCCGCCCTTCTGCTCCCGCGCCGACACAGCGCGAGGTGGCCGAACAAGCCGGCATGTCGCCGCATCAGACGAAGCAGGCTGTTCGCATTGCCAGCCTGCCCGAGCCGGAATTCACCGAGCAGGTCGAGAGCCCGACGCCGCCGACGCTGACCACGCTGGCTGATCAAGGCCGGAAGGCCCGCCCGGCGCCCGATCCTCAGACGTGGCTCAAGGGCCGCGATCCGGAAGCCTTCAACAAGGCCATGCACTTCGTGGCGCTCGTCAGCGAATACGCGGCGGAACTCGGCAAAGCCGATCTCGAAGCGATCCTCCCGAACCTCGACGAAAAGCAGACGGCGAAGGTCCGCGCCAACATCGCGTCGATCGACAGCATCCACGACATCATCGCCACAAGGATTTGACCGATGGATAGCATCTACACGGAAGTCCGGAAGTTCGTTCAGGATCGCGTCGATGCCGGCGTCATCACTCGGGTCGAATGGCTGACCGCCGAGTACCTGGAGAGCAAAGGCGATGTCGCCGGTAGCGACGTTCCCTTCTACCGCGTCTGCGCCATCGCCCACGTCCACGAAGTGATGAAGCGCTGCGTCGGCAAGTACGACAGCAAGCCGAAGAAGGCGGACGGCCAGATGGTCCTTCCGGGCTTCGACCACCTCCAGAAGGCTTACACCGTCATCAGGGAAGGCGCGTCGCATCTCGTGCCTGTCGATCTTCTCTCCGACGACGAGCTGCTGGCGAGAGCCACCGAATACGACGCGATGGCCAAGGGTTGCCGCGATCATGCTCGTGAGATCCGGGAATACGTGCAGGCGCGGCCGAGCGAGGCCGCAGCATGACCCACCACCCGATCCGCGACCTCCCCATCAACGCCTACTGCGGCGAGCGCGAGTGGCAGCCGATCGAGACGGCGCCGAAGGACACCCCGATCCTCGCCTACGGACCGCTGGCCGGCTGCGAGATCATGTCTGGGTCGGACCGTGTGGACGACGAGGTCGACCAGCCAGGGCATGACGCCGGTTGGGTCGGGACTTCTTACGCCTACCCCGGCCGAAGCGAGAAGGGCGGCTTCGGAGGAGCCGACCATTGGCTCTCGGCCCCGCAAGGTCAGCCCACCCACTGGATGCCGCTCCCGACCCCGCCCGTCATTGCGCCGACCGGCCCGGCCAACCCCGAATGCCGCAACCCCGAAGGCTGCGACCGTTCTCATCGGATGCCGTCCTGCCGGGAATGCTCGTCTGCCTGGCTGGAGCTCGAGCCGGCTGAACGGATGCGTCGCCGGAAAGAGGCGAATGAAGCCGTGCAGGTCGCGGCATGATCGCGCTTCTCGTCGGATCGCCGCTGCTGGCGTCTGCCGCGTGCGCGGTCGGCGCGCTGCTGGGGGCTTGGAAAGATCAGGATCACGCAGCCGGTTTCCCCACCAAGGCGCGTGTCAGCCGGACCGGTAGAGGCTCCCCCCGCCTTGATGACCGGTCCGGCCCCCATTCCTTCGCTGGCGTCCTCCCTGCTGGCTTGAAGACCGGAGCGTCGGGCCTCCCAGCCGGCGTTCCGGTCGCCCAATCCCAACTCGGCCAAGACGGCATCCACCGCCTCGCCGATCGTCACCCATCCAAGATCGCTGTCGTCACTCATGGCGCGACAATCGCGCGCACCTGACCAACCGTCACCGTAATTCGCCGCCCTGAACTTTCGGAGCCCCTATGAGCGACAAGCCTCTCTCCATCGAACTTCTGGCGTTGAAGGCCGCGTTCGACCGCGCCTGCAAGATGGCCGGCGGCGGCGTTCGCATGGCGGCCGCGCTGGGGGTGTCCGAGCCGACGATCACCCGGTGGAAGCGCGACAACCATCCCGACGCGATCCCGGCTGAACTGTTCTGCAAGATCGACGCGGCGGCGGGCTATCCGTGCATGCTCGAGGCGATCGCAGCGATGGCCGGCTACCTGATCCGCCGGGACGAGATCCAGCACGCCGACATGCCGCTGTGCTCGCTGGCGGGACAGGCTGCGGTCGATGCGGGCAAGTTCGTCTTCGCGGTCACCACCGCCGATGCGGACGACGTGATCACCCGGCGGGAGCTGGCCTGCATCGAGGCGGAAGGCCGCTCAGCCGTCGCGGACATCACGCGCGGCATGGAAGCGGCTCGCGGGAAGTGCTTCGGCGCATCCGGCGTCAAGCTGGCGGCTGCGGAATGAGCGCTGCGGCCCAGCCGACACTGTTCGAGGGATCGAAGCGCCTTGTTTACGACGACGCCGTCGAAATGACCGTTGCATCGCTGCAGGCCTACGGGCCGGAGCATCCCCACTGGGGCATCGCATGGTCGGGCGGCAAAGACTCGTCCGCCGTGCTGACCCTCATTGTGCATCTGATCGACGTCGGGCGGATTGCGGCACCGAAGTCGCTGACTGTCTTCTATGCCGACACCCGACAGGAGCTTCCGCCCCTTCAGGCGTCCGCTTTCACAATCATGGATCAGCTCGCCGCACGCGGGATTGAGTGCCAGGTTGTCCGCGCGCCGATGGATAAGCGCTTTCTGGTCTACATCCTTGGCCGGGGCGTCCCGCCGCCGAACAACAATACGCTCCGCTGGTGCACCCGTCAGGTCAAGGTTGATCCGATGGCGCAGGCCATCGCCGAGCGGCTTGAACAGATCGACGGGAAGGTCCTGATGATCACCGGCGTCCGCCAGGGCGAGAGCGCCGTGCGAGACCAGCGCATCGCCATGTCCTGCGGCAAGGACGGCGCCGAGTGCGGGCAGGGCTGGTATCAGGAGGTCCTGCCGCAGGCGAAGGGCATCCGCGGGCGGATCGCGACGTTGGCGCCGATCCTGCACTGGCGGGTCTGCAACGTGTGGGACTGGCTCCGCATCTACGCGCCGATGAAGGAGTACGGCGGCTGGGCGACCGTTGCGATTGCCGACGCCTACGGCGGTGACGAGGCGGCAGAGATCGCGGCTCGCACTGGCTGCATCGGCTGCCCGCTGGCCTCCAAAGACCTCGCCCTAGAAACCGTCCTAGCCACCCCCGCATGGGCTCACCTAGCGCCGCTCCGCGGTCTGAAGCCGATCTATCGTGAGCTGCGGGAAAGCCGGCACCGGATCAAGAAGACAGGCTTTGATCCCGTCACTGCCGACGCAACCATCGGACACAACGGCGGCCCGTCGCTCGATGATGTACGGACGGTCGCCACCGGCAAGAACAAGCAGCGGATGGGGCCACTGACATTCGCTGCCCGGCTGATGGCGCTTGAGCGCATCGAAGCCATTCAGGCCGAATGCAACGACGCAGCCGCGCGCCTCGGTCGTCCTGGCGTCGACATCCTCAACGCAGAAGAAGCGGCCCGCATCCGGGCCCTGATCGCTGCGGAGACCTGGCCGCAAGGTTGGACCGGCGACGAGCCGCAGGCCGACACCCCGATGGATAGCGTTTTCAGGGACGGCTCTGTGCAGCCGCTGATGCTGTGAGCGCCCTCCGCCCAGCCAATACGAACACCTCTCCCGAGACGTCCAAGCGGAGGCCGACGAGCCCTTCGAGATTGCACGGATGCGCGCCGGGCTTGGGAGAGGGTGCCTTTGCACCCGGCAATCCGCGCACGCTCGTCGAGGAAGGCCCGGCTCCGGCTGGGCCTCTCCGCCCACTCTCGGAATCCCTCGACGCTGTTCTGACCCGGCTGATCGACACCCGGGCCGAGAATGCCGTCGGCGGCTCAATCCCCTGGCACCGCCCTGAAACCCCACGCCCTGGCGAAAGGATCTGACCATGGCCAAGACGCAAGCGAATAACGACGCACCCGGCATCGGTCACAACGCCGAGCAGGACACTGCCGAGCTCAAGGCGGTGATGATGGATCACTTCCGCAAGATCAGCGCGCAGAAGGCGCGGGTCGATGCGGAGGCGGAGATCTACAAGAAGCTCCGCAAGGACGCGAAGGCGGACAGCATCGTCCTCGCCGATATCGACTTCATGATGAAGTGCGCGGACGTCGAAGACCCCAGCATCATCCCGGCAGAACTGAAGCGCCGGGTCGAGATCGCATCGTGGTTCGCGCTCCCGGTCGAGTATCAGCCCGACATGTTCGGCGACTTCAGCCGCGAGCCGAGCGAAGACCTCGCGCGCCGGCAGGGGCGGGCGGCCGGTGCGTCCGGCGTCGGTTCCAATCCCTACGACGAGGATTCCGCGTCGGGCCGCGCATGGGCGGAGGAATGGCAGAAGGAGCAGAAGAAGCTCCAGGCTGCGCTCCAGTCGGCGATGGAGAAGCGCAACGCCGCCGCAGAGCTCATCAAGGGCAGCGACGACGAAGACCTCGACGATGAGAAGGACGCCGCGTGATGGCGCGGACATCATGGACCGACGAGCGTCTCGCCGAGCTCCGGCGGCTGATGAACTATCACCTCTCCTATGAGGAGATCGGTGCGCGGCTCGGCTGCACCCCGAACGCTGCCAAGTGCACGGCGTACAAGTATGGCTGGACCGGGCATGGGCGCTCCGCCCTTATCCGCAGCGAGCGGCTGAAGGGAAAGAAGCGCCCGCGCGGGTTCGGCGCGAAGATATCGGAGCACTCCAAGCGTCGGTGGCAGGATCCCGAGTGCCGGGAGAGAATGCTGGCCGGCATCAGAACGGCTGCGGCGAACGTCGTGCGGCGGGAGAAGATTTCCGAGCACTATGCGCGGCTCCGGGGGTTCCGCGTCCCTGCCGAGATGCAGGCGGAATATCGCTTCCTCGTCGACATCAAGAAGTTCCGGCCGCGTGAAGCCGGCGAGATCATGGGGCTGGTGCAGCCGGCGAGGGTGGCGGCATGACGGCGGAAGCCTTCCTCGACGGACGGGTGACGCTGCATGTCGGCGACTGCCTCAACGTGCTGGCGGCGATGCCTGAGAACAGCGTGGACTCCGTCGTCTGCGATCCGCCCTACCACCTGACGAGCATCGTCAAGCGGTTCGGCGGGGAGGGCGCTACGCCGACGAAGGCGGACGGTCCCACAGGCGTCTACAAGCGCTCCGCCGCAGGCTTCATGGGAAAGGCATGGGACGGTGGCGATGTCGCCTTCCGTGTCGAGACATGGGCGGCGGTCCTGCGGGTGCTCAAGCCCGGCGGCTACATCCTCGCGTTCGCGTCCACCCGCGGGTTCGGCCGCATGTCAGTGGCGATCGAGGATGCCGGCTTCATTACCCATCCGATGATCGGCTGGATCTTCGGCAGCGGCTTTCCAAAGGCGACCCGCATCAAGGCGGAAGGGTTCGAGGGCCAGCGCTACGGCGGCCAAGCGCTCAAGCCGGCGCTCGAGCCGATCTACATGGGCCAGAAGCCGTTCAGCGAAGAGACGGGTACCGCGAACATCCTGCGCTGGGGAACCGGCGCCGTGAACATCGACGCCTGCCGCGTGGGTACCGACGAAAGCCTGCGCGAAGGCGCCAGCAAGCTGTGGTCGCACTATCGGGAAGGCGAGGCCAGCGCTGAGCGCAGGTACCAGGACGCGGGCAGCACGAACTTCGCAGCGAAGCCGGGGCCGCGCGGCGGATCGCCCGATGGGCGCTGGCCGGCCAATCTCCTTCATGACGGCAGCGAGGATGTCGAGGCGGCATTCCCAGACAGCGACGGCAACAGCGGCGGGGTCATTCGCTGTAGTGGTGCCGATAGCGTTGCGCGCGGCAAGTTCGTAGCGACAGAACGCGGCGGTTACGGCGGCGGCAGCGGCTCGGCAGCCCGGTTCTTCTATGCGGCCAAGGCTGATGCTGACGACCGCATCGGGTCCAAGCACCCGACAGTCAAGCCGATCGACCTCATCCAATACCTCTGCCGGCTGATCACGCCGAAGGGCGGCACGATCCTCGACCCGTTCGCAGGCACCGGCACGACCGCTGAGGCTGCGTGGCGCGAGGGATTCGACGCGATCCTGATCGAACGCGAGGCGGAATATGCCGGGGACATCCGGCGCCGCATGAAGATGGCAATCGCCGGGCCTGAGGAGCGCAAGCGCGCCATTGCCGCCGTCAAGGCTGGCCGAGCCGGTACCGACCCTGACCACGGTCCTCTCTTCGGAAGCGCAGCATGACCATCATCCTCGGCCTCGACGGCGCCCAGTGCACTGGCTTTGCTTACTACGACACCCAGCGGTCGCTCGCATCGATACGGGCCGGGCTGATCCGCGCAACTGGCGAGAGCTACGAAGAGAAAGCGATCGACCTCCACCGCAAGCTCCTCGTCATGATGCGAGAGCAGCGCCCGGACTTCGTCGCCATCGAAATGCCGCTCCGCGCACAGCCGGGCGGAAAGCGTGTCCAGACCTTCATGGGCGAGGCCCAAGAGGTTGAGGGCGGCTCCGGCGTCAACGCGGTGATCTCATCGAACCAGATGGTTTCCGCGCTCGCCTGCGCAGCCGGCGCCAAGGGCATTCCACGCATCGTCATCGCCGTGAATTCCTGGCGCCCGCTCTTCTACGGCAAGGGCTTCAAGCCGCCGATGAACGCGGTGAAGGAGCGCGGCAAGATCGTCCAGAAGCCCGACTGGAAGGGCGCCGCCGTCGCCATGTGCGCGCAGCTGAAAATCCCGGTCCCGAACCACGACGCGGCCGAGGCCGTCGGCATTGCGTTCGCAGCATCCGGAACTCCGGCCTTCAAGAAATTTTGCCACGACGCTCAGCAGGAAAGGACTGCGGCATGAACATGGACCTGATGCACCTCGAGACCTTCCTAGAAGCCCGCGCTGACGCCGCGACGAGGGAAGCCAACCGACATCTCGCGGAGAAAGCACGCCATGAAGACGAAGCGCAGATCAACCAGGGCGTCGCTATCTTCTGCGAACGGGCGTCGACGCGAGTCCGCGGGCTTCGCGAGTTCCTGCTCCAGGCCCCGTCCGGGCTCACGATCGGGATCACCGCGACGGTTGAAGCCGAACCCGCTCCCGCGCCGGCCCCGGTGGATGAGCCGGCCGCTGGCGCTGTCGCCGGAGATGCTGAGCCCGTCGCGGGAGCCGCTGCTGTCGCGGCGGCAGACGAATTACCGGCGCGCGACGATCCAATTCACGATGATAGCGCTGTGGCCGAGACTGCCGGGCCCGATGGCGATGATCTCCCATCCGATGCCCCGGTGGGTGCTGAGGGCGGTGGCGGAGCAGGACCGGGCGGAGCGGCTGGCGAGGAAGCGGATGCCGAAGACAAGCACGAGGCCGCGCGCCGGGAGATCATGAAGCTCATCGGCGATCGGAACGACAAGACCGACATGATGAAGTCGGCGCTGGCCACCGTCCCCGGCAAACCAAAGTCGCTCAGCGATGTGCCGGTGGAATATCTCTCCGGGCTCGTCCTCCTGATCCAATCCGACCTCGAGTTGTTGCAGAACGCGCCTGCGGCAGAGCCCGAGCCTGTCCATGCTCAGGAGCCGGAGCGACTGGTCCCGCGCCACGACCCAGTGCCGGAGGCTGATGGCATGACGGTCTACGATCAGCGTCTGCTCGACGTGATGCGCATGAACCTCGACCGGCACGGCGTCTGCGGGATCAAGCCCCACGGCCTGTGCGAGATCGCGGACCTCGACAAGGACGTCGTCGGCGCCTCCATCAGTCGATTGCTGCGGGCGCGCCGGATCGTTCACGTCAGCCAGGGCACCTATCGCGTGTCGCAGCGTGGAAGCTCATTTCCGCCTCTGGGCGAGCAGAAGGCAGGGCCAGCGAAGGTTGCGGCCCGCAAGCCCATCCCGCGCGTCAGCGAGCCGCCCAAGCCGCTGCAGCCCCAGGCCATCGCTGCGCTCGCCGACAAGCTGATGGACCTGTTCGCTCAGGCCGCGGCGAATGCGGGCGACGACCGGGCGATGTTCGGCCGGGAAGGGCTGGTGAAGCGGTTCGACGTGACGGAGTACCGGATCGATGAGGCGCTGGAGGAACTGACGCGCCGCGGCCAGATCGAGACCGTCGCCGGGCTCAAGGGGCACATCACCGTCCGGCTGCTCAAGCCTACTGAGACCGCCGCATGAACGCGCAGGCTCCAGCAGCAGCATATGGCGAAGCCGATCCGTTCTACCGGGAGAGGCCGAATAATCTTGAGGCAGAACAAAGCTTGATCGGAGCGCTGCTCGTCAACAACGAGGCGTTCTTCGCGGTCGCCGAGTTCCTGCAGCCGGATCACTTCTACGAGCCGCTGCACCGGGACATCTTCGCCACCGCGGCCGAGATGATCCGGTCGAACAAGGTGGCGAACCCGGTCACCCTCAAGACCTTCATGAAGGAGCACGACAAGGTCGGCGAACTGACAGTGGCGCAGTATCTCGCGCGGCTGGCTGCCGAGGCGACGACGATCATCAACGCGGGTGACTACGGCCGGGCGATCTATGACCTCGCTATCCGACGCAATCTGATCCGCGTCGGCGAGGACCTGGTCAACGACGCCTACGATGCGCGCCTCGATGCTGATCCGGTCAGCCTGATCGAGACGGCCGAGGAACAGCTTTCGTCGCTGCGCCGATCGGGCGGGCTGGATGCCGGGTCCGCGACGTTCGGCGATGCGCTGGATACGATGTTCACCTCCATCATGAGTCCGCGGGCATCGTCGGCAGGATCCATCCCGTTCCCGCTGCCGGAGATCGGCGACGTGCTCCAGGAAGACGGTTTTCAGCCCGGCAACCTCTATGCGCTGCTCGGATCCTCGGGTGAGGGCAAGACGTCGCTGATGCTGCAGATCGCCCGCGCGGCCGTGGATGCCGGCCATCCGACGATGATCATCTCCTTCGACCAGAGCGAGGGGCAGATCGGAATGCAGATGGTCAGCCAGGCCACCGGCATCTCGGTCAGCCAGATGCGCCGGAACAAGGCCGGCGAGCGGGAGACGTTGAGCCGCGCCGAGGTCGACATGATCGCGAAGGCGAAGGACGATCTGAAGAAGCTTCCGATCGTCGGCAGGAAGCTCGCCAACGCGAAGATCGGCGTCATTACGGCGCTGGTCCGGCGGTGGGCAGCGACCGAGCGGAAGAAGTATCAGGCGCGCGGGATCGTGATGCCGACGCCGCTGTTCATCCTCGACCACAACCGGCGCGTCACCCCGGAGGATCCGCGGGCCCACGAGGGCAGGATAGCCGGCGCGGTCAATTCGGCCGGGAAGGCGCTTGCCGAGGACATCGGCGGGGCGGTGCTGTTTCTCAATCAGAGGAATTCGAAGGGCGCCGATCGGTATGTGCCGCGCCCGATCGCGGCGGACCTCTTCGGCGGGGAGCAAGCTCGCGAGGACTACGACGCCATCCTGTCGATCTACCGGCCTGAGCGGTGGCGTGACGAGCAACTGTCGGTCGCTCGCGACGAGAAGGATGCCGAGGCTATCCGCAAGCGGTTCATGCTTCGCCGGGGCTTCAACGACGAGCCGCGCGATCCCGAGGGCATGGCCGAGATCGGGGCCGTGAAGGTGCGATACGGCAATTCGGGCGTCCGCGAGTTCGTCCGGTTCGTCGGGCCCTCGACCAAGTATGTGAGCGACCGCCGTGCCGCGCCGGAGCTGTTCTGATGCGGTACGAACCCGGAAAGACCCACGCATGGGCGACCGCATGGGGGCGCGGCTACGCGGCCGAATACGCCAACCAGGGCAACAAGCACCCGCGATTCATCAAGGACAAGGGCCGGGTGGTGATCTTCCCGACCTTCCAGGAGGCAATGGCGGCGGCGATGACCATGATCCGCAAGCGGGAGCCGGACGTGGTCGGGTTTGCTGCTGCCGAGGATCCGCTCGCCGCCGGCATCAAGGCCGAGATCGCGGCATTCAAGGATCGCCGCGCCGAGGAATCGCGCCGGCTGCAATCCGAGACCTTCACCATGCACAAGGCCGGTCGGAAGCCGGTCACCGTCGAGACGAAGCGGAGGCGCGCATGACCTCGCGCCCCAAGGGAGCCCTCGACGCGCTGCTTGATGGGGTTGGCATTCGGGTCCGCCCGGTCTTCCGCCGCCGGGGCCCCGCCGAGACGCACGCACGCGCCACGCTCCACGAAGTGCGCAACAGGATGGGCGATGGGCATCTGCTGTTGACGCTCCGCTGCATCCGGCAGACCAGCGGCAATCGCGACGAACTCTGGAGCGAAACGATCGGCGCCGTGAGCGACGTGCTTGAGCAGCGGCCGCGCTGGGTGGAGAGGGGCGGGGAACTCCTCGACGCGTTCGACAAGATCGACCTTCGGGCAATGCGGCTCCAGGCAACCCGCCTGCGGCCATGGGAGGTCCGGAAGACGCTCCGGGCCTTCCTGTTCATGGAACTGCGCCAGCGGCTCGATACGGCCGTGGATGGCGATCTATTCGGAGAGGAAGCGGCATGATCTTCGGCGACATGGAGAAGAAGGTACTCCGCAACTGTGTGGCGGGCATCGACATCAGGTCATCCGACAGAGCGGAGGACAGGGCAAAGCAGGCGCTCCGCCGACATGGGTTCATCGCCTACGTAGGCAAGCCGCGGCGATGGCAGGCATCCGCCAAGGGCGTGGCTCTCGTCAGGCTCTGGAATGAGGGCAAAGCATGAGAGACATTTCCGAAGACGCGGCCGTCATCGCCGACATGATGATCGTGGTAAAGGCCCGCTTCGTCGAGGCGATCGATACCGACGCGCATGTCAGTTCCCGGCTCACCCGGCCGCCGGCAGTCGTCTCCTGCTGGCCGGCCACGCAATCCGACGGTAGCGAGGACGATCCGATCCCGAACGTCTGGCGGCCGAGCTCTGTCGCCATTTCCCGTGCCGACGAGGTCATGCACGGCTGGCTGATCGACTTCATCCCCGATCTGGAGCATCGTAAGCTGATCCTGGCATGGTCCGCGAGCATGGCGAACCCGAAGCGCTATGGCTCCTTCGCCCGCTGGTGCAAGGAAACCGGCCGCGTGCGTAGGACGGCGGATCGGCGGCTCCTGTCGGCATTCTCTATCGTTGCCGCGTTAATCCGAAAAAACGGAAAATCGTTGCAAGCCCCTGATTGGAATAGGGTGTCCACACTCGCCCAGGTTTCGGGTATGGACGTTGGCAAGATGGGGAACGGTGCGCCGAAGCCGTCATTCGAGGCCAGCGACGGTATCGGATCATGGCACGCGGCAGACGCCATCCCCGCGAACGATCCCGACAATCGAGACACGACTTGGGCCGACGATCAGAACGAGCGCCGACGGCGGATGGCTGAGCGCAAGGCGGGGTGACAGAATTCGAGGGGCAGCCCTCGCACGAGTAGGGAGCGGCGGTGGTCACCGTATGGTGGCGATGCCGAAAGGCGCTGCATGCAACGCTGAGCGGTTCCACTCCCTTCGATATGGCGGTCTCGGAATGGGCGACGCCCCGCCGGGATAATCAAGTCCCGGCCTGGACGGGCGCCGCCACCAGTCAGGAGCGTACGGGTCCGAAACCACTGACGGGCGAACGCGGGCGAGAGACGACCCACCGGCCAACGACATCCGCTGAAACATTGCGGAAGGCGACTAACGGGGCGGGGTCAATAAGCCGGGGATGTGCCGGCACGCTCCTGAACATCCATGCAGGCAAGCCCTGTAGGATAGCGACGGGTCGGTGTTACTGGTCGCACTGGCAGGCGGAGGAAAGCGCAGTGCTGGGGCTGCAGCGGTACGCGCGCATGGCCGGCGTCGATCTGGTCGATGTGGCGGAGCGGATCAGCGGCTTCAGGTAACCGGCGGGATATTCACTATCTCAAGTTCGGGAAGGCATCAGACATATTGTCGGCAGGGTAGGGCGAGTTTTCGACCTCTTCGATCTCCGCGATCAGAGCGTCTGCCTCGGCCTCAGACATTCCGCGTCCCGCGACCCCGCCATTGTGCAGGACGGTGAAGGTGACTGCTTCGTCCGCTGTCCCCTCGTTTCGGACTTGGCGGACCTTTGTTGGCTTCTCGGTCATTGACGTTCTCCTAGCCGGCGTCGGCGCTCACTGAATCATCTCGCGAGTTGGATGTCGAGGTATCTACGGTGTCCTGCAAATCCTGCGCCGAGCGCCGCCGCATCCTTGCCGAGGCCCGCGCCAAGGCCGGCATCAAGGGCGTGGTGAAGGCGATCCCGAGTGTGGGGCGCCATCTGGTCGCGAACCCGCAAAAGCTGGACGGCCGACTAGGCTTCCGGCGATTTGGTCGTCGCAGCAACGATGCCACGTTCGATCCGAGCCGTGAGAACGAATAGAAAGTTCCCCAAAGCTTCCGCGAAATCGACCGATTGTCGTGCCTCTTCCTCGAGAACGTGGGGGCTATCCTTATCAGCATGCCGCGGTCTGTTCGAACCCAGTCTTACTGAGTGGGCCCAGTCCGCCATCCCCTGAGTCAGCACGTTGTCCTTCAGAGCCAAATCAATACGTGAATACAGACTTCCGTCTGCGTAACCTTTGGCCTTCAGCATTGCGTCGACAGCGCTCCCTGCGATCATGGCGGCGGCGTCGGGTGCATGAAGAGTCTCATACGCCTGTTGCAAGAAGCGGCGTGCTGCGTCCGGCAGATCATCGTGGGCGACAGGTGCCTCCGGGAACACCGCGTCAATATTCAGCCAACTTGATCCTGATTGCCCCTCAGAAGGGGCGCCCCTGACGGCGATGATCGAGCCGCAAGACCTGCAGTGATAGGCGCCCCACAACCTGTCTGCGGAATTATCTGTGTGGGGGCTATAGCCAGTGGTTGCCCAAACTCGCCAGTAGTTCGGAGAAGCGATGGAGCAGTGGGGGCATCGTTTGAGACCGGTAAATTGGAGGCCCATCTGATAACCGGATTTGTCATATTCGACCTTGATCTTCACAAAGAGCTCCATTCGCATAATCAAAGGTAATCAAACATGGCGCGCGGCGGAAAGCGACCAGGCGCCGGTCGCAGGCCGGGCTCGTCCACCAAAATCAACGCTCAGCAGAAGCGCACGCTGACCGAGATCGCCCGGGACCATACCGAAACGGCTATCGGCGTTCTCACGTCGATCATGAGCGACGCCGCTGCGCCGGCGGCAGCACGTGCCACAGCAGCCAACAGCGTGCTCGACCGAGGCTGGGGAAGACCGACGCAGGATCATCGCCACGGTGGCCCGACAGGTGGCCCCATCCCAACGATCGACGTCACCAAGCTGAAGGGGATGACGGACACGGAGCTTGAAGCCCTTGAACGTGCACTTGTCCAGATCGGCATTGTTGACGGCGATCCGGGCGGAGCGGGAGGCGAGGAAGACTGAGGAGGACCGGGCGGCCGAGCGGGAACGCCTGCTGCGGTCGCATCTCGATTTCACCCGCAAGTTCTTCGTCGAGAAGGAAGGCCAGCCGTTCTCAGTTGCGGCGTTCCACCGGGTCATCTGCGACGCGCTCGACCAGGTCTTCACAGGCACGATCCGCCGGCTGATCATCAATGTGCCGCCCGGCTACGGGAAGACCGAGCTGGCGGTGGTCAACTTCATCGCCCGGGGCTTCGCGATCAATCCGCGCGCCCGGTTCATCCATGCCAGCTACGCGCAGGCGCTGGCGCTGGACAACTCGTCCAAGGTGAAGGACGTCATCAATCTCGACGGCTACCAGGCTCACTGGCCCGTCCGCATGCGCATCGATACGAACGCGAAGGGGCTGTGGCGGACCACTGATGGCGGCCACCTTCGCGCCGCGGCGTCGGGTGAGCCAATCACGGGCTTTCGCGCCGGCATCCTGGCCGAACCGGGGTTCACCGGCGCGCTGGTGATCGACGATCCGCTGAAGCCGGACGATGCCTCGTCGGACACGACGCGGAAGTTCATCAACGAGCGGTGGGAGAACACCTTCCGGTCTCGCCTGGCGCATGAAGACGTGCCGGTGATCGTGATCATGCAGCGGCTGCACGTCGACGACTTCACCGCGCACCTGCTGCAGGACTCCGGTGAGCACTGGCATCTGCTGAAGCTGCCGATCCTCATCGACGGGGAAGACGAGGCGCCGGCGGGCGACGTCACGATGATCCGCCACGGGCTGCCGACGGGGCCGCTGTGGGCCGAGAAGCACACCGTCGACCAGATCAAGGTCCTGCAGAGCTCGCCGCAGGTCTTCGCCGGGCAGTCGATGCAGGATCCGGTGGTGGCCGGCGGCAACCTGTTCAAGACGGAGTGGTGGGGCCGGTATGATGAGGTGCCGTCGCTGGCCTGGCGCGGCATCTACGTAGACACGGCGCAGAAGACCAAGGAACGCAACGACTACACGGTGCTGGAGCACTGGGGCGCGGGCAGGGACGGCAAGGCCTACCTGCTGGACCTCGTCCGCGGGCGGTTCGAGGCGCCGGAACTGGAAAGCACGGCGATCGCGCTGTGGACCCGCTGCAAGGCGATGGATGCGGGCCGGTACGGCCACCTGCGCAAGATGGCGATCGAGGACAAGGTCTCGGGAACGGGGCTGATCCAGTCGCTGCAGCGCAAGTCCATCCCGGTGATCGCGATCCAGCGCGAGAAGGACAAGTACACCCGCGCGCTTGACGTGGTTCCGTCCTGCGCGGCCGGGCTGGTGGTGCTGCCCAAGGCGGCACCGTGGCTCAAGGATTTCGAGGCCGAGGTCGCAGCGTTCCCCGACGGATCGTTCGACGACCAGGTCGATCCCTTCATCGATGCCGTCGGCGAGATGGCCGGACACAGCACCTACTCGCTCGACAATGTCAGGTAACCGATGACCGGAACTCAGCTTCAGACGGATAGCCTTCTGGCGCTGACCTCCGGCATGGGGGACCCGGCACGGGACAAGGCGGCCGGCACCTACTACGGGCCGTCGTTCCTGACCGACGAGCAGCTGCTCTACGCCTACCAGGGCTCCTGGCTGCCGCAGAAGATCGTCAACATCCCGGCGATGGACTCCATCCGCAAGGGCCGGGACTGGCAGGCCGAGAACGACCAGATCGAGGCCATCGAAGCCGAGGAGATGCGGCTCGGGCTGTGGCAGAAGCTTCTGGACGCGCGGATCAAGGCGCGGCTGTGGGGCGGCGCGGCGATCTACATGGGCACAGACCAGGCGCCGGATCAGCCGCTGCGCCTGGACGGACTGGGCAAGGGCGGGCTGAAATACCTGACGGTCCTCTCGCGCCGAGAGGTGATCGCCGGCGAACTGGATCAGGACGCTCTGGCCGAGACCTACGGGCGGCCGAAGGATTATCAGGTCACGGGACGAGTGGCGTTCGCCAACATCCACCCGTCGCGGCTGGTGGTGTTCACCGGGCAGCCTCACCCGGACGTCTGGCTGGCACAGGGTCCGAACCGCGGCTGGGGCGAAAGCTCGCTGCAGGCAGTGTTCAGCGCGATCAAGAACGCCGACAGCACGGCGGCCAACATCGCCAGCCTGGTGTTCGAGGCCAATATCGACGTGTTCGGCGTGCCGGACTTCATGTCGATGGTCGCCGATCCGGAGTACCGCAGCCGGCTGCTGGAGCGCTTCCTGCTGGCCAACGTCGGCAAGTCGATGAACCGGGCCTTGATCCGGGACGCGAACGAGACCTACGACCGAAAGCAGATCAGCTTTTCGCAGCTGCCGGAGGTCCTGCAGCAGTTCCTGATCATCGTCTCGGGCGCGGCCGATATTCCAGCCACCCGCCTCCTGGGGCAGTCGCCCGCCGGCATGAACGCCACCGGCGAAAGCGATATGAAGAACTATCACGACCGCATCGAGAGCATGCAGAAGCTCGAGCTGCAGCCGGCGATCTACAATCTCGACGAGGCGCTGATCCGGTCTGCGCTCGGCGAGCGGCCGGCGGAGGTCTACTACGAGTGGTCGCCGCTCTCGCAAATGAGCGAGAAGGACAAGGCCGAGGTCGCGCTGAAGAAGGCGCAGGCGTTCCAGATCGACATCAACTCCGGTGTGATGCCCGACAGTGTGCTCGCCAAGGGCCGGCAGAACCAGATCATCGAGGACGGGCTCTATCCAGGCTTCGAGAACGCGCTGGACGAAGCTGAGGCCGAGGGCGACGCGATTGACTTCGGCGAGCGTGCGGAAGAGCCGGAGGTCGTGCCGCCGGTGGCGCCGGGCAATGTGACCCGCATGCAGGCCGCTGCGAACGATGCCGCGCCCCGGACGCTGTATGTGCGCAGGGACGTGCTGAACGCCGCTGAGATTGCCGCTTGGGCGAAGTCGCAGGGGATGACGGACATCGTGCCCGACCTGCACGTGACGATCATCTATAGCCGGCAGCCGGTCGACTGGTTCGCCGTCGGGGAATCGTGGTCGCCCAAGCTGGAGATCGGCGCCGGCGGGCCGAGGCAGATGGAGCGCTTCGGCGAGGCCACCGTGCTGCTGTTCACCGCGTCCGACCTTCGTTGGCGGCACCGGGAGATCATCGAGGCCGGCGCCACGTGGGATCATCCCGAGTACCAGCCCCACATCACGATCAGCTACGGCGACAAGCGCCCGTTGGCCGAGATCGAGCCGTACCAGGGCGAAATCGTGCTGGGCCCGGAGATATTCGAGGAGGTGAACGAGGATTGGGCGGCGGGAAGAAAGCTATAAGCCTCTGCCGTTCAACCATGTGCCACAGTTGGGCATGCCTCTGCCGGCCCACGTGTTCGAGACAGGGTCTACGAAAAGCTTGTCGTTAGCATCGCAGCACGAAGCCAAGTGGTCGCGCAATGATGATGCTGTTCCATGCCAGTCAACAAACCATACCGAGCCTTGAGCGTGGCAGTAGGGCAGGGCTTCCAGCTTGCGCGTGATGCACGTGTAGTTCTGCCCCACCTGATTGAGATCGTAGGCGACGATAAAGACCGTCATGCGCTCCTCCTCCGTTGTCGAATTGCAGGCTTGCACACTTCGAGGCAGTCAGGAAGCTCACTGTGCAAACCTACAGCCTCTCCCGCATGGCGGCCACTAAGACCCGCCGCGCCTCGATCACCCTCCCTCCGATAGCCGACAGCCGGGGCGCGCAGACCGAATACGTCCGCGCCCTCCGCGCCATGCTGAGGTCACTGGCGGCCACGGTGCGCTCCGACGTGCTTCCGGCCGCTGAAGCCGAGATCGCGCGCCAGCGGGCCGCAGTGACGCAGGACGCGATAGGCGAATACATCTTCCGGGGTCTCCGGGACCTCGCCGTCAGCCTCGGCGTCATTGCCGAGGGCATGGTCGGGCGCATCCTTCGGCTGGAAAGCGAGCGGCACACCAAGAAGTGGCTGGCCTCGGTCCGGTCGACCATCGGGATCGATATCGCCGCGGTGGTGAGCCAGGAGGATCTGGCCGACTACCTGACCACGGCGGCGGCGCGGAATGCGAGCCTGATCCGGTCGCTCGGCGATGATGCGGTGAAGCGGGTCGAGCAGGCCACCTACCAGGCGGTGCTGCAGGGGCAGACAGCGGCGCAGTTGCGAAAGCGCATGACCGAAGAGTTCGGGGTGCTGGACAGCCGGGCGAAGTTGATCGCGCGGGACCAGACGGCGAAGCTGACGTCGGACCTGAACCGGATCCGGCACCAGCAGGCGGGGCTGACGCACTACATCTGGTCGACGAGCCAAGACGAGAGGGTCCGGGAGCGGCACCGGGCGCTGGAGGGTAAGGAATACGCCTACGGCGAGCCCACAGGTGCGGAAGGCGGGTTGCCGCCGGGGCAGCCGATCCAGTGCCGGTGTGTCGCGCGCGGCGTGGTGGTGATCGACGGGGAGCGGTTCTAGCGCTTCATCCATTCCGACAGCGGGCCGCTTACATCGGCCGGCGGATCGACTTCCTCGAACTCCGGCTCGATCGCGTCCATGACGATGCGGTGCCGGCGGTCTGCGGCCTCTTCCATCCGGCTGACCTGCATCCGCAGTTCCTTCACCTCGATCATCAGGTCGAGGATCAGCGTCTTCATGGGGCGGTCGGGATCGGTCGTCATCGGGGCGGCATCATACACAGATCGAGGGCGAAGCCCATGCGTTTGACAGGTCGGACGCGGTATCGCCTCGGATGGTTCGGCAAGGTGATCCTACAAGTCGAGGAAGCCTGCATCACGGCAGGTCCGGGGCGCCCGCAGCCGGGCCGAGATTTCGTCCGGTATTCATGGCGCGACGCGCGACTGACGGATGTTGTTCATGCAGATGCCCCGAGCGAGCGTGAGCACGTCAAAGGCTGCGACGGATGCTGGTGCGGCTCTTGGCACCCTATGACCGTGGCATTCGGCGAACAGAACCACGTGCCGGCGCCCAAACGGTAATCTGAGGATCACCAACATGCAGTTCATCGACGCCGCCGCGGTCGAGCACCCACGGCTGACCGGCGACGGCTATCTCGTGGCCGATGCCCGGATCGTCCGGACCGGGATCCAGCACTACGCCGGGTTCGAGGTCGGCAAGCCGGAAATGCAGATGGTCCGGGTCTACCGGCCGGAGGAAGAGGTCTTCCACCGCGACAGCCTGGCCTCGTTCTCTCACGTCCCGATCACCGACGATCACCCCTCCGAAGCCGTCACGGCGGACAACTGGTCGAAGTTGGCGAAGGGCGAGACCGGCGACGAGGTGCTGCGGGACGGCCAGCGGCTGCGCATTCCGCTGATCGTCAAGGACGCGGCCGCGGTGAAGGCGATCCAGGGCGGCAAGCGGGAGCTCTCCGCCGGCTACACCTGCGACCTCTCGTTCGAAGATGGCGTCACGCCCAACGGCGAGGCCTACGACGCAATCCAACGAAACATCCGTGCGAACCACCTGGCGATTGTCCAGCGCGGCCGTGCGGGCTCGGAATGCCGCATCGGTGACGGTGCCGCATCGTGGGGCGCCGCCCCGATCACCATAGAGGACAAGGACCCTCCCATGACGCTCAAGACGGTTACCGTCGATGGCATCCCGATCGAAGTGACCGATCAGGGCGCCACGGTCATTGCCACGCTGCAGCAGCGGCTCAGCGACAGCGCGGCGAACATCGCCAAGCTCAACACCGACCACGCCGCCGCGCTCGCCGCCAAGGATGCGGAGATCGCCGCCAAGGATGCGGCCCTCGACGACGCGAAGGGCAAGATCCTGTCCGACGCCGACATCGACAAGCGCGTCCAGGACCGCGGCGATCTAGTCGCGCTCGCCGGCGCCATCGCCAAGGACGTGAAGACGACCGGCGTCTCCGATGCCGACATCCGCAAGGCCGTCGTGGTCGCCAAGCTCGGCGATGCCGCGGTCGAGGGCAAGTCGGCTGCCTATATCGACGCCCGCTTCGACATCCTCGCCGAGGACGCGAAGAAGGGGAGCGACGTGGTCCGCAAGGCGCTCGGCGACAAGACGCCGCCCAGCATCAACGACAATGGTCAGTCGGCCTACGAGGCTCGCCTCTCCGACGCTTGGAAGAAGGAGGCCTGATCCATGGCGATCCAGACCGCATACAACGAGACCATCGATGCGGGTCGCGCAGGCGCCCGGGTCAACATGGAGCCGGTCGACCTGATCTCGCGCACCGTCGAGGACGAGGCCGGCATCGGCTTCGGCAAGGTCGTCCAGCAGGGCGCCGCCGACAAGGGCTGCACCGCGACGCTCACCGGCATGACGGCGCAGACCTATCTCGGCGTCACCATGCGTGAGCGCGGCGTTCGCCCCGAGACGCCCAACGCCTTTGCCCAGTACGAATCCGCGCTGATCATGCGCAAGGGCGTCATCTGGGTCGAGGTCGCTGTCGCTGTGGCGCCTTCCGACATCGTCACCGTCACGCTCGCCTCCGGGATCATCGGCAAGACTGCCGTCGGCGCCGGTGTCGTGGCCATTCCGAACGCCCGGTGGGAGACCAGCACTTCGGGTGCCGGCCTCGCTGCGCTTCGCCTGGGCTGAGGAGAACACCCATGAACATGCACACCTATGACGCTCAGGCGGCCCTGAGCTTCGTCCGCTCGCAGACGACCCACGTCGAGCAGGCGGTCAACGAGACCGTCTACCCGGACATCCAGTATCCGGGCCTGATCCCGGTCGACACCTCGGCGAACCCGTTCGCTCAGACGGTCACCTACTACTCGAGCGACAAGTTCGGTAAGGCCGACTGGATCAACGGCAACGCCGACGACATCCCGATGGCCGGCACCGAACTGACCCAGCACAAGACGGCGGTCTACACCGCGGCGATCGGCTACGGCTGGGGCTGGGAAGAGATCAACGTCGCCATGATGTCGGGCCGCAATCTGGCCAACGACGACGCCATGGCCGCGCGCCGCGCCTACGAGGAGATGGTCGACCGCACCATGCTCTACGGCGACACGACCAAGGGCTTCGTCGGGCTGATCAACAGCTCGGCCGTGACCGCCGCCGGCGTGACCACAGGCGATTGGGCCACGGCCACGGAAGACCAGATCCTCGCCGACTTCAACGAGGTGCTGCTCGGCATCACCACGGACACGAAGGAAACGGGGATGGCGGACACCGTGCTGCTGCCCTACGACAAGCTCGCCTACCTGGCGTCGAACCGCCTCGGCGACACCCAGCAGACGATCCTGCAGTTCCTCCGGACCGAGAACGTCGTCACGGCGATGACCGGCCGGGCGCTGACGATCCGCACGCTTCGCGGCCTCTCGACCGCCGGTGCCGGCGGGACGGCCCGCATGGTCGCTTATCGCCGCGATCCGGCGGTGTTGAAGGCGCACATCCCGATGCCGCACCGCTTCCTGCCGGTGTTCCAGGACGGCCCGCTGCACTGGGTCGTGCCCGGCGTCTTCCGTCTCGGCGGCCTCGACATCCGGCGCCCGAAGGAAGTTCGCTACGGCGACGGGCTCTGAGGGAGCGCGGATCATGGCGAACGTCACGAACAAGCACTCGGCGCCGCTCACGATGGGCGGCGTCACGATCCCGGCCGGTCGCACGGCCAAGGTCGAGAACTGGCGGATGGTCTCCGGCGGTTCTGCGGTCCGCACCTGGCTGAAGCTGGGAATCATCGAGGCCGACGAGGATCCCGCCGAGCGCGGCCTTGCCGGTCTCAAGCGGGCGGATCTTCAGGGCTTCGCTGCCGGTCCTGCCCAGACGGAAGACGCGCCCACCGGCGCCTATGCCGTCAAGGCGACCTCGCCGGGCTGGTTCGCAGTCTTCGACGGCGACAAGCAGGTCACCAAGGGACTGCGGAAGGACGATGTCTCCGGGTTCGACGAGTTCTCGGATGCGGACAAGGCCGCCTTCGTCGAGGCGAACAAGGTCGAGGACTGACCCATGGCCTACACCGTGCCGACCGCTGCCTCTCTCAAGGCGCGATATCCCGAGTTCGATGCGGTCTCCGATGACCTCGTTACCCTCGTGATCACCGAAGCGGCCGGCACGGTCACCACCTCCTGGCTGGAGCGCGACTATCCCATCGCCATCATGCTCCTGGCAGCGCACATGCTGATAGCCGAGGGCGCGGTGGAGCGGGCCGACCCGAACGGCGACGGCACATCCACCATGACCACGACCGGCGCGGTGAAGTCATTCCGCGTCAGCGAGGTTCAAATGAGCTACGCCGGGACCGGGGGAGGCGCAGGAGGACAGGAAATGTCCGCCGACGCTCTGGCCTCCACCTATTACGGCGCGCGTTTCCTCGCCCTCAGGCGGGCGAATTTCAGCGGGCCGTTGGTCGCCTGATGTTCAACGTCAAGGTGGTCCGCAAGGAGCACGATACCCGGTGGAAGAGGATCCTGGCGCACAGCTTCCGCGGGACGCACGTTCAGGTCGGCTTCCCGGCCGGCGAAGCCAGCAGCGATCTCGTCATGCGGGCGATCTGGAACGAGTTCGGCACGCGTGGCGGCGCGTCCGGCGGCGGCTGGGGCGGGCCCGTTCCTGAGCGGCCGTTCATGCGGAACGCGATGCGGGCGAACCGCGGGAAGTACCAGCGCGCCATGGCGGCCGGTGCCCGCGAAATCTTCAAAAGCGGCACGTCGATGCACGCCATCCTGTCGCGGCTGGGCATCCTGGCTCAAGGCGACATCCAGGTCGAGATCACCGCACTCCGGAGCCCGCCGAACAGCCCTGTGACGACAAAGCTCAAGGGCAGCAGCAACCCGCTGATCGACAGCGGAGAGATGCGCGCCGCAGTGACATGGAAGATCGAGGACTGACATGCCCAGCCTCGCCCGCGCCTTCAACGCCATCACCACGATGGCAGTCACGCATGAGCGCAGCGATCCGGACGCAGGATCGTATGTGAACGGGAAGTGGGTGCCCGCGCCGCCGGTTTCGACCACGATCAAGGCTTCGATCCAGCCGATCGCCGGCAAGGAATACGACAACCTGCCCTCGACCATCCGCAATGAGGCGCAGGCGGCCTGCCTGACGCGTTTTGCGCTGCAGTCGGGCGATCGGATCATCGACGGCGCGGCGCGCTACAAGGTGCTTCACATCGACGATTGGCAGAAGCTCGGCGGCTACACCCGGGCGATCCTCGGGGCACTGAAATGAACGAAGCCGAGGTCATGGATGCAACCCGCAACTGGATCGCCACGACCACCGGGATCCTCTGGATCGACAGTTACCAGGGCGGGCCGGAGCCGGCGGAGCCTTACGGCGTGATCAACCTGATGATGTCGGACGCGCTCTACGCCAATCCGATCGAGCATGAATATCCGGTGGCCGACGAAGGCACCGAAGACGAGCAGATCAGCCAGGCGCCGGTGCGGGACTGGTACTGGCGGTTCAGCCTCAACGTCTACGGCGGCGAGGGGGCAACCATCCTGCGCAAGGTGAAGACGGCAGAGAAGGTGCTCAGCGCCACTGCGCCGCTCCGCCCGCTCTCGCTGTTCGAGACGTCGCAGGTCCGCGACGCCACCGAACTCGTCAATGAGGCGTGGCAGTCCCGCAAGCAGATGGACATCGAAATCCGCGGGCTGATCCGCGACGGCCTCGTCATCGACGTCGCCGAAACTGCCGGTGTGGAAACCACATCGGTGTGACCGGGCAGTTGCCCTCTCCTGAAACCTAAGCCTGCCCGGTTAAGGGCCTGTCACGAAAGGACTTGCTGGCCATGGCCAAGCTGCCCATTTCGCGGTTCGTCGACGTCAACCTGACGCGCGATGATCGCTTCCCCAGCATCGAGGGCTTCGGCGTCGCGCTGTTGCTCACGTCGACCACGGTGGCCGGCAAGCTGGATGCCGACAACCTGACCATCACCTACGGCTCCATGGCCGAGGTCGCGGTAGATTGCGATGCCGGCCAGCCGTTCTACGAGGCCGCCAGTCTCGCCTTCGCCCAGAACCCGGCGCCGCTGCAGGTCAAGGCCGGCTGGTACGATGCGACGGGCTTTGCCGGCGCTGCAGACGCGGCGGCCGAGAAAGCCTTCATCGCCGATGCGCTGGACGCGATCGAGAACGCCGACGACGGCTTCTACTGGGTTGATGTCGAGGCCGTGCTCCGCGACGGTCCCGGCTCCGATGCCGTGATCGAGTGGTGCGAGCCGCGCCGTAAGCAGGCGATGCTGACGTCCAACGACGACGGGCACGAGGACGCCGGTGACGCGACGAACATCTCGGCTCGCCACAAGGGCGCCTACGAGCGCGCGAATGTCTTCTACCACACCGACGCAACGAAGTACCCGGGCTTCGCCTACGCGGCCAAGCTGGGCACCTTCAACTTCGATGAGGAAGGCGCGGCCTACACCGGGAAGTTCAAGCGGCTGAACGGTCTCTCCAGCATCAACAAGGGCACCGCTGTCGTTCAGGCCATCACCGGATTTGTCCCGGCGCTGGGCCAGAACTCGACGGCCGGCCATCTGGCCAACACTTACGTCGACACCAAGGGCGTCAACCTGGTGGTCGAGGGCTCGACCCTGACGGCGAACGTGTTCACCGACGAGATCCATGCCGGCGACTGGCTGTCGGCGCGGATGGAGGAGGAGATCTTCGCCGCGCTGCTGAACAACAAGCGCATCGCGATGGACCCGAACGGAATGCGCATTCTCGCCGGTGCCGCGGAGGCCGTCATGGTCCGCGCGCGTCGCGCCGGCATCGTCGCCGACTACGAGGACGAGAACGGCGAGTTCGTGCCGGCCTTCACCGTCACGCCGGGCGACGTGGACGCCATCTCGGCAGCGCAGCGCAAGGCGCGCATCGCGCCCGCCGTGCAGGTCAACTTCCGCTACGCCGGCGCTGTCCACTTCGCCACGATTTCGATCACCATGCGCTTCTAGCGGGTGCCCTTGGCGCGGCGATTGAATGCCTGCTGGCTCTTCGTCGCCCATCGACAGTTGCCGGGCTCGTAGTCGCCATCATTGTCGATGCGGTCGATGGAATGGTCAGGAGAAGGACGCGGCCCCATGTCGGCATAGAAGGCTGCAAAGTTTTCTTGCCACCGGTCACAGACCTTGATGCCGCGCCCGCCGTAGTAGGCATAAGCGGCATCATTCTCGTTATGGCATCGCTTCCGTATAGCGCACCAGCAATTCCATTCCGGCGTTTTTGTCTGTCGATGCGTCGACCGGCGCTGGCGGGTCCTCTCGTTGCGGAGGCATCCGCAGGAGCGTGTATTCCCACTCTGCAAGGCGCTGCCGGAAACCTCGGCAGTGTTTCCACAGTCGCAAGAGCATAGCCACACGGTCTGCCCGCCCCTGTTTAAGGTCCGGGATACTACCGTCAGCCTGCCAAAGCGCTGTCCTGTTCGATCCGTCAGGAGTCGCTCCGATATCTGCTCCTTGGCCAAGCAGCCGCAGGACTTGCTTACGCCCTTGCTGAGACTGCCGGCGTTAACCGGTCTCTCTGTCCCGCACGCACACGAACACATCCAGTAATGGTGCACACCCCGAACGCCTGCGTAGGACTTCACGGTCCATCGGCCAAAGGTGCGCCCCGAATGATCCTTGAAGCCTGAGTGCTTGGGCATTGGCACATCCATGGCATTCGACCTTCGCTGAGGTTGGTGCCAGAAAATTATAACATCATAACGATGGGGTTCTATAAAAATGGCGCGCTCTTCGCTTCAGACGACCTACAGCTTCGGCAATGTGACCGGAACGCTGAACGGTCGAGACATGGTCGGTTTCTGGGAAGGCGACGACACCATCACCGTCGAGGAGGGTGCCGACATCGGCACCGGCGTCGTCGGGGCGGATGGATCTTCGATCTTCTCCCAGGCGGTCAACAACTCGGCTCGGATCACGCTCCGGGTGCAGCATCGGTCCCCGCTCCATAATCTCCTGCACCAGCAGCTCGCCCGCCAGCGCGGCGGCAATCTCGCCGGCATCCCGCTGACCTTCCGCGATGGGGACAGCAACGAGGGCGGCGCCTGTGATCGGGCGATGATCATGCAGGCGCCCGGCGTCCAGCAGGGCACCAACGCATCGGTGCGGACGTGGGTGCTTTGGACGGGCAACTTCCAGCACCGCATCCCGAGGGCATAACCGATGGCTGAGAAGAAGATCGCGGGGCGCCTGTTTCGCGTCCAGCAGCCGCTCGCTCGAGAGGCACTGGCTCTGCAGTTCCGCGTCATGAACCTCCTGGGCGGCTCGGCGGCCGAGCTTCCCAAGGCGATCGAGGCCATGCAGTCGGCCTCGGCGATCCAGTCCAGGTATCAGGGGCAGAATGCGCCCTCGATCACCGATGAGGATATGGCCAAGCTCTCGGCGGCGAACAGCCAGATCATCGGCGTTGTCATGGGCATCCTCGGCAACATGAAGCCCGATGCCGGCGTGTCCTTCCTCGCCGACATGGTCGCCATGGCCGAGGTCAAGGCGGCGAACGGGTCCTATGAACAGGCCGACATCGACACCGAGTTCTCGACCGACCCGACCGGGCTCTACGAGGTCGTCGGCTTCGTGCTGAAGGAAGTCCTCGGCCCTTTTATCTCCGGCCTCATGGGCAGTATGAGCGCCAAGAAGGGGGCCGCAGCCTTGGCGAGAGGGAAGTCCGGCGCATAGCGCCGAACCTCAACCTCTGGCTCTGGCGGCCGATCCTGGCAGAGCCGCCGATGTGCATGCTCCGCGACATGAACGAGTGGGTCACGCTGACCGATCTGCTCGATATGCACGAGGCGCTGGATCTGAAGGAAGCGATGCAGGAGCGCGCCCGGCGGGATTAGCCGCAGCGGCCCTCGCCGATCTGGCGGAGTTCGTCGCGCATCACGGAAGCATCCCAGATGCGAACCGTCACGCCTTGATCCTCCGGACGGCCAGCTTCCGACAGGATCAGGCACAGATAGTCGGCGAAGCCGTCACGCGACGTCCCGTCGTCCTGCATCGACACCCACAGGACGCGGCCGCCGTTCTGGAACATGGCCTCGACCACCTTCGGCTCTGCCTCGATTTCCTGGATCGCTGTTTCCTGCCAGCCGGCATGTGCCGCGGTCGAAGCCAGCATCGCGGCAGCGGTGATCAGTCTTCGCATTTTCTCGTCTCCCGTCAGAACAGCCGGAATATCGGCGCCCGGCCCGCAAGGTGCAACGCATGATCGTCGACGAGCTTATCGCCATCCTCGGCTTTGATCTGCGCGGCGAGGGTGATCTCCGCAAATTCGAGCAGGGCATGAAGGGTGCCGAACGGGGCGCCAAGGGATTCGCATCCAGCCTCACGAAACTGGCGGGTGTCGCTGCGGCCGCGTTCGGCGGGCTGCAGCTGGGGCGGATGGCCGGCAATTTCGTCGCCTCGATCGCGACCGTCAACGCGCAGTTCGAGACCTACGAGGCCACCCTGAAGACCATCACCGGATCGGCCGAGGAGGCGCGCCGGTCGATGGAGTGGATCACCGAATTCGGCCGCACCACGCCCTATGAGGCTGGCCAGGTCACCGAGGCCTTCGTCCGGCTGAAGTCCTACGGCATCGACCCGATGGACGGATCGCTCCGGACCGTCGGCGACGCGGCGTCCGCCATGGGCAAGTCCCTGATGCAGGGCGTCGAGGCGATCGCTGACGCGGTCACGGGCGAGAACGAACGCCTGAAGGAGTTCGGCATCCGGGCGGCGGCCGAAGGCGACAACATCACCTACAGCTGGACGGAGAACGGCAAGGCGCTCACCCGGACGGTGAAGAAGGACGCCGTCGAGATCCAGTCGGCGCTGATGGACATCTTCGGCCGGTTCAGTGGCGCGATGGACGAGCAGTCGAAGACATGGGTCGGCATGACGTCGAACCTGTCCGACAGCTGGACCGAGTTTCTGCGCGAGATCGGGGACGCCGGCTACTACGACGACATCAAGCGCCGGATGCAGGGCGTTCTCGACTTCACGAACCAGGCGTTCGAGAGCGGGCTCGTCGCCAACGTCGCCAAAGGCATCTCGGACGGGCTGATCGGCAGCATCAACACGGTGTCGCATCTCGCGACGCAGGCCTACCGGATCGGTCGCGGCTTCTACTATGCCGCCGACGGTGTGGTCAGCCTGATTGCCCGCGTCAACGGGCTCGGCAAGGCGACAACGGCAATCGGTCTCGGTGCCGGTCTGTTGGCGACCTCTGCCTTCGGCCGCCGCGCAATGATGGCAGTCGCGCGTCGCGTACCGATGATCGCGGGCCTGCTCGTCATCGACGACCTGCTTTCGGCGCTCAACGGCGACGACAGCATCATCGGGACGCTGGAGGGTGGCCAGGAGGCCATCGACCGGATCAACGCCTCGTTCAAAGAGATGGTCGACGGCGCGAATGGCGTGGCCGACGCGATCAACGGCATTCTCGGCATCAGCCAGCTTGCCGGCGAGAACCCGCTCGACGCCTTCACCCGATCTGCCAAGGGTTTTGCATCGACGGAGATCGTCCGCTTCCTCAACGAGATGGCGGACACGATCCAGCAGATCACGACGGCGCTCAACGCCATCGGCGAGGTGCTGAACAACCCGGAAGCGGCATGGGAGCGCTTCGTGAGCGCAGCCATCGCCCAGATCGACCGGCTCGTTGCTGCGATCGACCAGAAGCTCGGCGGTGCGCTGACGCGCTTCGGCTTCATCGGTCCGGAGCAGGTGGCAGAACCTATCCCGGAGGGTTCGCTTGGCTCGACGGGAGTGGCGACCCGCACGCCGGAAACCCCACGCGCATACACCGACGATGCGCTCGATGCGAAGTTCCGGGCTCAGAATGCCGAAGGTCGCCGCGTGGCGCCGGCGACGGGCGATCCCATCGTCGTTGAGGTCAACGAGGCGCAGCTGCGGGAAGCTGCCGCCAAGACCAGTGCAGCTGCCGACTGGCTGGCAGGCAAGCTTGGCATGGCGACCGATGTCATCACGGGGTCGAGGTCGACGGCTCCCGCAACGGGGCCTGTCGATCCAAGGCCCCCTGCGCCGGTCGTCAATGCTGCGCCCACGCCTCCTTCTGCCGGCCTCGCCGGTACTGTTACCGAAGTCGTCGGTCCGATCGTCGCAAAGCTGGATCAAGTCCGTGCCGCGGTGATGGAGACGGCATCGCGAGAGCCGCTTTCCTATACGCCTGAGGCGCAACTGGTCCGCGATGGCCGGCAGAACGCCGAAGGCCTGCGGGTCGAATACGGTGTGAGCGAGGAAGACAGTGTCGCCGCGGCAACCCGGATCGGCGAGATCATCGCGTCGATCAGCAACATGACGGCGACGGCAAAGGCCCTGTTGGACATCACCGGGTTCATGGCGCCGGCCAACCAGGCGCTGGCGATCCAGGCCGACCTTTCGCGCGGCATCAACGCAACGGCTACGCTCGACGTCAGCCAGTGGATGGCCGCAGCAGATCGGGCAGAGGCACGCCTCCGCTCCCTTCAGACCCTGGCAGGCGCCAGGGCAGCCGGCCCGGTCCAGTCTCGGCCTCAGGTAGTCCAGCCGGCAGCGGCCCCATGAGTGCGATCCTCTTCTCCCGCGCCATCGGGCCGGTGCCGATCGCAGTGGTGGAAAGCGAGCGGCCGGAGAGCGTCCTGTCGATCACGGAGATCCCGTTGGAATCGGGAGCGGTCGCCACCGATCATGCCCACATGGAGCCGGAGACGCTCGTCTGGGACATCGTGACGCCGAGCGCGGCGGTGACTTGGCAGGCGCTCAAGGCGTGGCAGGCGGCTCGCATCCCCTTCACCGTAGTCTCCGGCTTCGATGTCCACACCGATCTGCTGATCAAGCGGATCGCACCGGAGCGGACCAGCGAGTTCAGCCGGGTGTTCCGGGGCCGGGTCGAATTCCAGAAGGTGCTGATCGTCTCATCGGCATCCGTTCCGGGCGACACGTCCAGAGCGGGCGAGGGCGGGCGACAGGGAAGCGCGGCGGCGTCGGGCGGACCGAACAAGCCCGGTGGGGCGAATTCACGTCGTGCGGCTCCCCCGTCCGCTTCTCGCGCATCTGGCTCGGCTACGGTCGATCGGGCAGCGGGAACGGTGAACCGTGGCGATGCGCGCTCCACGTCGGTCCCTACCGATAGCGGCCGGGGCTCGTCGCTGCTCTACCAGTGGAGCCAGTGATGATCGAGCTTCCGGTGATCGACGCGGCGGATCAAGAGTTCTCCGTCATCCTACTGAACCGGCGCGCCACGTTCCGGCTTCGCTATGCGCCATTTTCGAACCGCTGGTCGATGGATCTGTCGATCGACGATGAGCCGGTTCTGCACGGCCGGCGCATCGTGCTGGGGGTCGACCTGCTCGCCACGTTCGATTTCGGGCTCGGGCATCTCGTCGCCTCGCCGGCGCAGGAAGGCGGGACGGCTGAGCCGGGCCGGACAGAACTGCCGAACGGCGTGGTGCGGCTCTACCACTTCACCGATGCCGACATCGCCGCAGCAGTGGCGGTGCGGGGGGCCTGATGGAGTTCTATCTTCGGAAGGCGCGGCTGATCATGAAGAAGGGCGGCCGGATCGTCCACACCATCAACCCGGGCGACGAGACCGACGAGCAGATCCAGATCCAGTTCTCGGTGAGCAAGGGCCTGTCGAGCTCGGCCAACACCGCGCTGATCGATGTGTGGAACCTGGCCGAAGGAACGCGCAACGCCATGGGCAAGGAGTTCGACGGGATCGTGCTGGAGGCCGGCTACATCCCGCCGTCGGGCGGAGCGAACGTCGGCATCATCTTCGCCGGGAACCTCCGGGACGTCGAGCACAAGCGGGACGGCGACAACATCATCACCACGGTCCAGTGCGGCGATGGCGATGCCGCGATCCGGCGCGCCACGATCAATAAAACCTACCCGGCCGGGACCGAGATCGGGACCATCGTCGACGACATCGGCGCGCAACTGGAGAAGGAAGGGATCGCGCGCGGCGAGGTGAAGGGGCTCGATGACCTTCCGCCGACCAAGCGGCCCTATTCGATGTGCGGGTCGTGCGTCCGGGAACTGGATCGTGTTGGCCGGTCTTACGGGCTCCACACGTCGATCCAGAACGAGACTTTCGAGGTGATCCCTGTCGACGGCTATCTTGGCGGGCTGACGCTCCTGACGCCGGAGACGGGCCTGATCGGCGTTCCCACGATCACCGATGCCGGGGTCAAGGTCGATTGCATGATGGCGCCGGACATCCGGCCCGGCCGGCGGGTGCGGATCGAGAGCGACGTGCTGGAGATGAACTCGGAAGGCGGGGTCTACCGCGTCGGGTCCTGCACCTATGCGGGGAACAACCGGAACGGCGACTTCAAGGTCTCGATCTCGGCCGAGAGCATCACCGGCAAGAAGGTCGATGAAGGCCCGGCCCGTCCGCCGATCCCGACACCGCGACCGGAGAACTGAGCCATGGGTTTCGGCCATCCGGACAAGACGAACACCTCCTTCGAGGACACGGTCCGCCAGATCGTCCTTTCCGAGCGGGAGGACATGTGGGGACCGATGGACGGCGAGATCGTCTCGTTCGATCCCCAGCGGCAGACGGCAACAGTCCGGCCCTTCTACAAGAAGCGGCTCAACGGCGTGCCGACGCAGGTCACCGATCTGCTGGACGTGCCGGTCGAGTTCCCCCGCGCCGGGTCCGGGGCCATCACGGCGCCGGTGAATGTGGGTGACCGCGTCCGGCTGACGCCGCAGATGCGGGACACCAGCAATTACGACGAGAGCGGCGGGACGTTCGAGGTCGGGACGGAGCGGTCGTTCAACCTGTCGGACATGCGGGCCACGATCGTCGGCGGCGACAGCGTGTCCTCGCCGATCCAAAACTTTGATGACCAGAACACGCACGTCCGGTTCGACGAGGCGGGGCAGTACGGCGTCAGGGGCTCGGCGGACGGCAAGTTCGCGATCGAGGGCTCGGAGGGGAACATCTACGTGCTCCTGGCAACAGCCATTCGCCTGATCGCCGAGGACCAACTGTCGATCGCCTATGGCTCGTCGAAGGGCACCGGCCACGCGCTGCAGAACCGCGCCGCGCTGATGGCCATCGCCGACAAGCTGGAGGCCATGGCGCTATGACCATCTCCCGCATCGCGCTCGCTCTCCGCCCGAACGAGAACGGCATCCACGACCTCGCCGTCACCGACGACGGCAACCTCGACATGGTGACCGACGCCGAGGCCGTCGGACAGCATGCGCGCCAGCGAACCATGACGTTCTTCGGAGAATGGTTTCTCGACACGACCTGCGGCGTGCCGTGGCTGGAGCAGATCATGGGGCGGCAGTTCGATGCGGCGCTCGCCGAGAGCGTGATCAAGAAGGAACTGATCGAGACGGACGGCGTGACCGGGATCGAGGCCTTCTCCCTCAGCTACAGCCGGACGGTCCGCGGCATCAACGTCACCCGCGCCACGCTCGCGACCGAATACGATGAAGAGGCGACCGTCTAATGGCTCTTGGCGTCCAGCCCACCGGCTTCATCCTCCCGACGCTGGCGGAGATCCTCAACGACATCGAGCAGCAGAACGTCGCTATCTTCGGCCCGGGGCTCATCCAGACGCCGCAGTCGCCGATGGGGCAGTTGAACGGGCTGCGGGCAGAACGCGAGCGTGTGCTCTGGGAAGTCGCTCTTTCGGCCTATCAGTCCTATGACCCGAACCAGTCGGAAGGCACTCCGCTTGATCGCCTTGCCGCGCTCCGGTTGATCACTCGTCAGCCAGGCGAGACCGATGCCGACCTGGCTCAGGCCATCACGAATGTCGGGATCGCCAACACCCGGGACGCTGACTTCTACCGAGCCGTGATTGGCCTGCCCGGCGTCACCTGGGCGAAGATCTACACCAACGACGGCACCGTGACCGATGAGAACGGCCTCGATGCGCATTCCGTCTCGGTCGCGGCACTGGGCGGCGCCGACGAGGATGTCGCATTGGCGGCCCGCCGCTACATCGTCCCCGGGATCACATCCTATGGCAACACGAGGGTCGAGACCGAGATCAACGGCTTCTGCCGTACCATCCACATCCATCGGCCGGTGGAGGTCCCGACGAGGCTCGAGGTCGACATCTACAAGTGGCCCGATGCCGGCGGCTGCCCGCCTGATCCGACGCAGGCCATCGCCGAGGAACTGGTCCTGAACCTCACCGGCGCGCGGCGGCCGCGCAACGGGATCACCCTGACCCGGCACATCATTTCTCAGGCGCTTTGCACGAAGCCCAATGTCGAGGTCGTGGCGGTGAGATGTGCGAAGAATGACGATGCCGTCGCGGCGCTGCCGCTCACCTTCGGGTTCGGCGAAATCCCCCTGATCATCCTCGCGAACGTGACGATCAATGTCCTTGAACCGTGACATCTTCGTAGAGACCGCGATCGACAGGATCCTCACGCAGTACCGGGAGAGCCCAAACCTCCTCGGAGTGATCCGGTACGACATCGGGAATATCGCGGACGTCGCGGTCCAGATCGACAGCATCCCGTCGTTCTTCGATATCGATACCGCAATCGGCGATCAGCTCACCCTCCTGGGCAAGCGGCTCGGCTGGCCGCGATGCCACTGTGTCTGTGTTTCCCCGCCGGTCTTCGGCTTCGCCTGCGATACAACGGAGCCAAATCAGGTCATCATCGGATTCTGCGAGGAAGGCGTCTGGTCGAACTGTCGCGCGGCAGGCTCAGGCGACATCTGTCTCGATGACGATGTCGTCTATCGCGGGTTCATAAAGGCCCGGCGCTACCAAGCGCTTCAGCGCTACGCGATCGACGACCTCCAGACAGCGGCGCGTGACATCTGGGGGTCAACTGCCTTCGCTGTGAACATGGGTACCGGCCGCGCCGCTGTCGGCCTTGGCCGCGAACTTACCAATCGCGAAGAAATGGAACTGCCGCTGGCGTTTCGGGTGCTGCCGTTCGCCCCCGGCGTAGCGCGATACGTCCACCGGGGCTCCGGTCTATCTGCCGGCTTCGGCGCAGGCTGGGGCGGCTTCTGCGATGGCAGCCAATGGTTCTGCCCGACCTTCGTCGATCCATTCGCCTGCGTCTAACTTTTTACCGAGGATCATCAATGTCTTTGCCCTTCGACCCCCCGTGGGCCGTCAACGGACCCACGCGCTCGCCTTCCGCCGGAGAGTTGGACGAGGGCTTTCCCTGTGGAGAGCTTGATCGCGACCTGTTCAACTTCCTGTTTCAGGACGCACAGCAGGCCATCAACGCTCTCTCGCTGAGAAGTGCCAATGCCGACATCCCGGTATATGGCTGGCAGTCGGCGCCCCCTTCTTCTCCTGCTGTTGGCGATCGATACGTCGTTCTGCCGACCGGCTCCGGGGCATGGGGTGGATTCGATAATCAGATAGCAATGTGGACCGGTACCGAGTGGGCGTTCGCGGCACCGGTCGCAGGGCTTCAAGTGCAATACTGGTCAGGCCGGCAGATCGTGTTGCGGTACGATGGGTCCACGTGGGCGGAGTGGGGACCGTTCGTCCGGCTCGGCGGCGACAACATGACGGGGACGCTGGTTCTCCCGCGGATCAAGATCAACGATGGCTCGTCTGGCGAAGTCGACATCAACGGCAACACGATCGAAATCGCTGGTCCGGGTCAGTCGTTCGATTTCAAGAACACGATTGAAGAGGACTTCCTCGTCCGCATCGGCCGAAATAGCTACCGGCTCGCGATCACTACGGCGAGCGGGCAGTATCAGGGCGACATCGTCGTCAGCAGCGACCATGCGGCGGCGGGTGCTCGCGGCCTGATCGCGCTCGCTGCCGATGCCGGCGATGCCGCCAACAACTCGGAAGCCGTTACGCCGGCGGCGGCCAGGGTGACCTACCTGCGGAAGTCAGGCGGGACGATGACCGGGGATCTCTATGCCCCCCGGATCGTCGTGAATAGCGGCAACGGCCTGGTCGACATCAACGGCAACACGATCGAAATCGCTGGTCCTGGCCAGTCGCTGGATTTCAAGGATCAAGTCGAGCAGGACTATCTGGTCCGCCTGCGGCGCCTTGCCGGCAGCATGCGGCTTTCCGTCGTCACCTCCGACGGTACGGCGCAGGGCGAGGTGGTCGTGTCGAGCGACCTTGCAACGACCGCCAAGGACGGGCTGGTCAAGAGAGCGACTGCAGCGGAAGTCACGAGCCGGAGCGGTACCGGCGTCGTCAGCCCCATCGACCTGCCGCGATCGTCCTCCGTCTCCTTCCCGACGGCGGGCACCTTCTCGTGGGTGGTTCCGGCTGGCGTGCTGGTCATACGCGCGAAGGTGTGGGGGGCTGGCGGCGGCGGCGGCGCCTCCAACAACGACGACTCCTCCGGCTCGGGCGGCGGCGGTGGCGGCTATGCCGAGGGGCGTATCGCGGTAACGCCGGGGCAGACGCTGACGATCATCGTCGGTGCGGAGGGGGTGGGCGGCGTACCGGGCGTCAGTGCTCCCACGCAAGGCGGCGCGTCATCGGTGGCCGGCACGATCGCGGCGACAGGCGGCGCGGTTGGCTCCGGCAGCTCTGCTGGCCCGGCCGCTTTCGGTGGCGCCGGCGGCTCTGGCTCTGGCGGGGAGATCGCCATCAATGGTCGCGCAGGTGGCAACGGCATTCCGCTCACCACTGGCCGCCAGATGGGCGGCTTCGGCGGGGCTACCTACGCCGGCTCGCCGGCTGGACCGAACGTCACCGCGGCCGGTCAGCCCGGCGCCTTTCCGGGCGGCGGCGGGGCGGGATCGTCAACCAACGCTGCCGGCGGCAACGGCGCCCGTGGCCTCGTCATCATCGAGTATTGAGGAGATAGAACCATGCGCCTTGCGCGTTTCGACGGTGACGGCCTCGTGCTCGAGGCTGTCACCGTTCCGGATGAGATCCTGGCGATCAATTCGGGCGATCCCGACGCCGCATCGGCGGCGCGCCCGGCGGAGGTCGGCGATTTCTTCCCGCCGTCTCTCGGCTTCGAGCCGGTGGCGGAGGATGTGGCCGCCGGATGGCGGCGCGTCGGCACCGAAATGCTGCCGCCGGGGCCGCTGGAGATCTCGCTCGACGAGCTGAAGACGGCGAAGGCCGCCGCGGTGAACATCCGCCGCGACCAGGTCATCGCTGGCGGCTACCAGCACAATTTCGGGGGCTCGGCAGGCATCCGCACGCTCGACCAGCGAACCGAGATGGATGCCATCAACTGGCTGGGGCTGAAGGGCATTGCCGACGACGCCATCGCCGCTGGTCTGGGATCGGCCCCGATCGACATCCGGGACGCCGGCGACCAGACGTTCCAGGCTTCGGCGACTGTCGTGTCCGGCGCAATGGTCGCGATGGGCCAGTGGCGCGGCGCCATCATGGGCCACGCCTGGGCGCTGAAGGACGCGATCAAGGCGGCCGGAGACGTGGCCTCCCTCGATGCGATCGACGTCGATGCCGGCTGGCCGGGAGCCTGATCTGGAATGCACCTGGTGGCCGGATGTCTGGTTTGGCACATCGCTCACCCGGTGCTGCACTGTCCATGATCTCTCGGCGCTGGATCTCGGCTCGAGCCTCGATCTGGGATCCTGCGTCGCGGCGACCATGGCCGCCAGCCATCCCGTTGCGGGCATCGTCCTCGGCGCCGTGATGGCACTGGGCACCGCCATCTGGTGCGACCTGAAATACGGGCCGCGCGGCAGGCGCTGAGGCGCTTCGACATCACCCGGCCGCTTCCGAGCGGCGTCTCGAGCCCGTCCCGGTCCTGCCGCGGCGGGCTTTTTCACGCCCGGAGATCGTCATGATGGAAGTCGACTACGACGTCGCGCTGGAGATCGCTTCCCATGAGGCGGTGATCCGACAGGCTTACAAGGACAGCGTTGGCGTCTGGACGTGGTCGGTGGGGCTCACCTCAGCCACGGGTCACGACGTCAAGCGCTACATCGGCGAGCCGCAGACGATGGAGCACTGCCTCGCCGTCTATGCTTGGGCCCTGAACAACTACGCCGATGCGGTGCGGGCAGAGTTCTCCGGTCACGATCTGACCAAGGCGCAGTTCGCCGGGGCGCTGTCCTTCCACTGGAACACCGGAGCGATCCGATCTGCGTCGTGGCCGGACCTGTGGAAGGCGGGCAAGATCGCCGCGGCCCGGACGTCCTTCCTCTCGTGGAAGAAGCCGAAGGAGATCATCGCCCGCCGGCAGAAGGAGGCGGCGCTGTTCTTCGACGGCAAATGGTCGAACGACGGCACGATCCTCGAATACACCCGGCTGACGGCGTCCGGCACGCCAGTCTGGGGCAGCGCGAAGCGCATCAACGTGGAGCGCGAGATGCGCGCCGCGTTCGGCCTCGCCGACACGCCCGCTGAGCCCGTCCCCGTGGGACCGGTCCGGCCCGACATCGCCGCCCACCTCACCAGCATCGAAACCGCTACCGCCGCTATCCGCGCGGCTCTGGAGGCATGACCATGGAAAACGCACTCGACATCACGCTGGCCGTTGTCCTGCCGCTGCTGGCGACGATCCTGACCACGATCGCGATCCCGGCCGCCATGGCATGGCTTCAGGCGAACAAGGTCATCAAGTCCGAAGCGCAGGCGAAGATCCTGCAGTCGGCTCTGGAGAACGCCGCGCTGACCGCGCTGGCGCGTGCCGGCGGGGCGAAGACCGCATTGGGCGGCGCGAAGACGGTCCCCCTCGATGCGGCGATCGACTACGTGCGCATGTCTGTCCCGGAGACGATCGACAAGCTCGGGCTGAACGACCGGGCGATCCGGGATCTGGTCCTGCCGCATGTGCAGAAGCAGATCGAGGCGGTGCGGCGATGAACCGGCGGTGGCGTCTCGCTGCTCTGGCCGTCGTAGCCTTCCTGGCGGGGCTGGCCGTCATCTGGCTGTCATCGGACGCCCAAGCCAGTCCTACGCTTCCTGAGCCTCCCAGGCGGCTGTCTGACGTCGTCTGCCCACCGGCGCCGCGCCTGGTCCGGGTCGGGCGCGGTGGCGGGCTTGAGGTGCAGGTTCTCGGCCGCGACGGCTGCGTGGTCGGATGGGCGCCGTGGCGGCCGATGGTGAGGGGCCGATGATCGTGCTGCGCATCTACCGGGGCGTCGCGGACCACTTCCCGATCCGCGTCTCCGAATGGGTGATGCTATGGCCCGCGATCGGCATGTGGGCCGCGCTCCAGGCCATGCCCGACATGTTCAACGTGTCGCCCTCCTACGAGTATCTCGCGCGCTGGGCGAGCGAGCAGACGTGGGCGTGGGTCATCCTGGCGTGCGGGATGATCCGGCTCTCGGCGCTGACCATCAACGGCACGTTCAAGGGTTTCGCCTTTTCGCCCCACATCCGGGCCGTAGCCTCTGTCGCGGGCGTCGCGATCTGGTCGCAGGTCAGTCTCGGCTTCCTGATGGCGTTCCTGAACGGGGGCGGGGCGCTCTCGGGCGTCATCGGCTGGTCGACGATGGTGCTGCTCGAAATCATGAACGTCTACCGGTCTTGGTCAGATGTCGGGAAGAACGCTGCGAGGCCTTGAGGGATGTGGGAATGGCTCGCAGGCATCGAGATCGAGAAACTCGCCAACGCAATTGTCATTTTGGTCGTCGGTCTCGTCGCCGGCCTCGGGTTCAAAAGAGGGAAGGACGCGCCGACAAAGCAGCGGCCAGGACTGGAAGTCGCCACCGACTTCTTCGATAGCGAGGCGATCAAGAGCCTGACGACGGAGGTCACGGGGCAGGCAATCGCGACAACCGATAACGCCGCTGCGACCCGCCTTCTGGTGAAGGCAATCGAGGAACATGCCCGCGCCGTCGTCGACCACAAGGAAGAGGTTCAGGAGCTTCGGCATGAAATGAGCCGCCGGCGATAGCCGCCGCCCGCATCGCCGCCATGCCAGAGCCGCCGTCCCTTAACCGGGGCGGCGTCTTTTCTTGTTTCAGCCATGACCGCGCCGGCACAGCACCCTCTCGCCTTCAGGACCGCAGCCTCATCAGGATGTTCCATCGACGCCTCAGCGACATCCACTGGCACTAAATTGTAGAGATTCGTTGTCGCAAAGTTCCTGTAATGGGTGCGCACGAGATTTCACCATATGCATTTCCATACGTGCATAGATGATCACAAACAATACGGTGGCTACCACAGAGCCGACACTCCAGCAGAGCCTTCCAAAGAAGGACATCTTGGGACCCACCAGCAGGACGAATACAAAGACCAAGGTCCCCAAAAGGCCCAGCCAGAACGCGATGCTCGAATAAAATGTGAACGCGCTAACGTTGTCCAAGTGACAATCCTCTGGAGCGGTTGGCATGATGCCACTTCATCGATTGCGCATAGCGGTCTCCGGCTGGTGCCGATAGTCCATTTGATGGTGATCTCGACGGCGGCGATACGCCGTGCTCTCTTTCCGTGATGTGCAACCTCTATTCCATCACCAAGGGCCAGGCGGCCATCCTAGAGTTCAACCGCGCCATGCGGGACCGATCGGGCAACATGCCATCGCTGCCGGGCATCTTCCCGGACTATCTGGCGCCGGTGGTGCGAAACGGGGAGGGCGGCGAACGCGAACTGACGATGATGCGCTGGGGCATGCCGTCGCCGCAGTTCGTGCTGAAGGGTCGCACCGTCGACAGCGGCGTCACCAACGTCCGCAACGTGAAGTCGCCGCACTGGCGCCGCTGGCTGGGCCCGGCAAACCGCTGCGTCGTGCCGTTCACCAGCTTCTCCGAGTACGAGACGACGCCTGAGGGCAAGAAGGTGCCCGTGTGGTTCGCCCGGGACGAGAGCCGGCCCTTGATGGTGTTCGCCGGGATCTGGACGAACTGGACGAGCGTTCGGAAGGTGAAGGAGGGGGAGGTGAACGCCGACCTCTACGCCTTCCTCACCTGCGAGCCGAACGCGATCGTCGCGCCGATCCACCCGAAGGCGATGCCGGTGATCCTGACGGAGCCCGAGGAGATCGACGTGTGGATGCGGGCGGAGTGGGCGGAGGCGTCGGCGCTGCAACGGCCGCTGCCGGATGACGTGCTGCGGATCGTGGCGCGTGGGGAGCGGAAGGATGGGGAGGGGGCGCTATAGCGATCAGGCGCGCTTAGCCATAGACTTCCCGTCGTGCCAGAGCCGCCGACCCGAGTTCGGATCGACGGCTTCTGTAGTGCTCAGGTCAGGTTACTGCGGCCGGATCAGGCGCCCGACTCAGAAATCTGGCGCTGGCCCTGTCGGAAGAGATCCAACTGTCTTCTGGCATGCAGATTTGCCGCTTCCCGCCGGACCGTTCCTTGCTGATACCCAGGAAAAACAGGGAATTCGTACTGAGTGACAAGCTCCCGAAGCTTATCGAGAAGGCGCTGCATGGACACCTGCTTACTCTGCATCGCCATCCCTTCGGCATACAGGAGCCATGCCTCAGCGATGAGCTCCATCTTTCGAAGCTCGGTCGGCGAGCAATAGTTCTTGGCGACCGTCACATCAGCTGCTCGCGGCTTCTGATTACCCAGCGCGGTCAGCCCCATGTTCGGTCGGGACGCATCGGCTCGGGATCGGACAATCTCAGCTGCTGTTTGACCAGATGCAGCGTAATGAAAAACGTCCTGCGTCGTTGCGAAGAAAGTTCTCGCAGTCGGGTCGTCCTTGTCATAATCGATCGAGCACTCGGCGAAAGTCTCTCTAACCTGAGTGTAAAGGTTCTTCTCCGAGGTCCGGATGGCCCGGACTTCACGAGAAAGAGCCAGAAGTGCAGCAGGATCGCTATCGAGACGCTTGCCGTTGAGGGCGTAGCCCTTCTCGATGTAGCCCTTCAGAACCTTGGTCGCCCACTTTCTGAATTCGGTCGCTTTCCGGCTGTTCACCCGGTATCCGACAGCGAGGATGACGTCTAAGTTGAAATGATCGATGGTGCGCCGGACGGCTCTTCCGCCCTCATCGCGAACCACTTCCATTTTGGAAGCGGTTGACGATCGGTCCAATTCGCCGTCGCTGTAGATGTTCTGGACGTGCTTAATCACCGCCGGGGACTTCGTTCCGAACAGAGCTGCCATCTGTTCGTAGGTTGCCCAGACGGTATCCGTCTGAAAATCGATCGGGAAATCGATCTGCTTCCCGTCGCTGGTGAAACTTGCGAGGGCGTCGAAAGTGACGTCTTTCACAAATCGGACGGCCGCCGAGGCCTTGTCGAGAATGCGCTTAGTCAGCCCGCGCTTTGGCTGTTCATCCTGTGACATTTCTGCTCGCTCCTTGGCGAATGGAGCGGAGGCTTTCAACATCAGTTGACATGGTCGGGTCATGACCGACATATGGTCTCGTGATCACGACAAGGCCCCCGCAAGGTGGTTGACAATACGGGCCGCTCCTGTTTGCCGCAGGGCGGCCCGCCCCTTTTGGTCCCGACGTATCGAGGCCAGAGGACAGCTTGGTCGATTCCGCACTGCGCGGCAACGCCAAAGCGGCCGCGAGACTGTTTTAAGGTTCGGTTAATCGCCCCGGCGGGGGACAGTGGGGATAACCCGCTCCCTCTTATAGGCGCCACCTCATCCTGCAACGCGGCACGTCGCATCACGTTCTTGCCGTCTACCGCTTCAGATACCGCGTCACCGTGTCCGGCTCATGCCGAGAGCCGGTCCGCCGCTCGATCTCGCGCATGACGCTGTTCCAGTAGCGCCTGCGTCGGCGCAGCTCGTCCTCGTCGAGCCAGTGTCGGTTTTCCAACGCATCCCGCAGTCCCTCGTGCGCCATCAGTCGTGCGCGTTCCGGACCATGCAGGACGACGAGTGCTGCCACCTCTTCCGAGGTCTCGGCGGGTGGGCCGCGGAACCGGTGAAGGATCACGGCACGAACGGCGTCCCTGTAGCTTGCCTGATGGCCGTGTTCGCCCGCACTCGTCCGCTGATGTTCCGGCTACCGCAGCCGGCGCACTTCACCGGCGGGTCCCATCTGACATAGGTTTGATCGCGGCCCCATAGCTCAATCGCCTTGGCGAGCGTCAGATCGAGCTCGCGTCCACAGTCCTCGCAGTGCCAGGCGAGGCCCATGCCATGGTCGGCGAGGTCGCCGAGGGTGGAGATGGTGATCGACTTGGGCACTTAATCACCCGCGACCTCTGCTGGCACCTCGCCGTGCCGGACGAGCACGATCGGCTCTTCCAAGACTTCTCCCGTCTCCACGTCCACCGTCTGCTCCACCGCCACGACGCCGACTACGTTCCCCAGCCGAGCGCCGTCACGGTCCGCGCGCAGCCTCGCCTCGTCAGCCGTCTTAAACTGCATGGTCTGCCCGTTCATCAGCCGGCGACCCTGTTTCACGAACTGCTGTACGACGTAGAGCTTGCTGGCGGACATGGCTGACTCCTCTGGCTACCGGCACCAACGGTTACCCTCATTCGGCCATGGCTGCGAGAGCCCCTCATTGATGAGCACTTGCCCGGCGTTCCTGCCGTCATCGAGGATGACATGCGCTAGCTCGCGCCCATACCGGCCGCGGTCGCCGGTCCACTCGATCGTGTAGCCGTCGCCCATCAGCTCCCGCAGCCGATCGCGAGCCTTAAGGCCCAACCGCTTTTCCTCCGCGCATTCCGGCTGGCTGATCTCCGGCGTGTCGACGTTCAGAGCCCGCCACTTCACTCCGTTCTCCCAGCCGGTGTCGCCGTTGACGATGCAGGTCAGCTTCCGCTCAGCTCGGTTGCCGCCGGAGCAGACCGGAAGGGGATCAGCGGCTGCTGGGGAGGTGAGGAGGAGGGCCAGAGCGAGCGCACGGATCATGCTGTTCTCCACAGCCGGCGAATGTCGTGGATGAAGAACGCACCGGCAACACCGTCCCCCACTTTTCCCCCAGAACGAGCGGGATTTTCCGGGAATGTTCTGGTGCGAGGGGTGCCGAGACGTAGACGTCGGGGGAGCGCTAAAGCCCGGTCTCTGGCGGAGAGGAAGGGATTCGAACCCTCGATACCATCTCTGGTATACTCCCTTAGCAGGGGAGCGCCTTCGACCACTCGGCCACCTCTCCGGGACCCGGCAATACGCGGGCCGGCCGCCGCTGGC